AATCCGCTTGCAGGGTATCCACTAGCAGAACCAAGAGGAGTAGTCCTGGCCGGATAGATTTGCTTCGTGTATCGAGCCATTACCACACCCCCCTACCTGCGAATATCTCATCGCAATCCGCATCAGGCAGAGCGTAGTTGAATATCGCTACGTTCGCAAGGGCAGTTTCATGCAACCATAGATTATTAGCGTAAGTATTGAGGCCCGAATTTGAATTATTTGAAGCGTTTGCCCCATCATCTGTCCCGCATACAAGAGTCTCGCTACCGGAGCTATTTGATGACAAGTCAGTCCAAGTGTCAATGATGTTCGATCTTCTGATTGTCGATAGACCGATAAATAATGAGTTGGTTTTTGGGTCGCCGTCAGACAGATCAGGGGTTAGTTGAGCAGGTTCGGCATTGACGGACGCTGAAACAAGCGAGCGAGCGTTGTGGTGATAATTCGTTTGATCTGACTCATTGGCAGGGAGATTAGTTCCACTTGTCAGACTAATCATACTTGTCTCATCATGAGTTTGAACGGTATTGTTGGTTTTATGCCAACGCTGGAATCTCAGACCTGTTCCTGTGGAACCCGCACGGAAATCGACAACATTACTTGTCACCTTTAGAATCAGATTAGTCCAGGAAGTCCTTTTTATTTGCAAACCACCATTTGTGATGTCTATCGTTTTTCTCGTGTATCCAGAGCCATTGTGATAGATGTATGATGGTCTGATGTGTTGGAATAAAGTGCTTGTCAAGTTTGAGCCTGAGCCTGAGTTTGCAGAACCCCCCCTATGTCCTGAGATATACAAACCCCACCTATACCCTCTCTTATCGACTCCCGATACAAGAGGGCCACTGGCTATGTCATTCTCACTACTAAAGCTCGTATCAGTCGGCTTGAGCCACACGCTGATGGTGTGATCCTGAGAGCAATCGAACTCTTTGAGAGGCCCATACTCCACGCTATGTGTCGCAGTATCCTGGTTGAAATGGTGTGCAGTAATAGCCGTCTGCCCATTGAAAGAGAAGCCTTTGTCAGAAGAGTCCACCGAGTTAGCAGGGCCGTTTATGCTAGTTCCTGATATTGCCCCTGCCCTTCTGAAAACGACCTTGTTCCCTGCCGCCGCAGTTCCAGACCCGTTTGACACGTTGTAAAGAGACCGATACCCCAAGTTTGCCCCCAAGCTATTATCTCCCGTATAGTTGAAAGCCTCGGCAGAGCCATTGTCCAATAGGACGTAGCCGTTGAATGTCGAAGCAGTAAGGGTGTTCGGCTCAATCGCCCGTCTGACTTGTTGGTTCCCCGTCACGGCATCACCGGCAGTAGCCGTGAAGTTGATTGCATCGCCGTTTTGCAGGGTCACTCCTGTCAAAGTGTTGCCATTCTTGCCTGTGTATTTGCACGATGTCCCATCAATGAAGATTATGTTCTGAGCACCCGACCCCCCTGACACAGAAGCCGTTCCGACATAGAATCGTGATGCATCAGTAAGAGTGACGGAGGTAGCACCGGATGCCATGTTCGAGGCCAACGTGGTGATGGCTCCCTTGATTTGCATTGACGACCAAGTTCCGCTTAGGCCGCTATGCAATTCCCCTACGAAACCTCGCACGAGTCTTAGTTTCGATCCATACAGATCCTCCACGAAGTAGGAGTCGTTCTGACCCCAGGGAGTCCCTACTGTTGTCGTAGGAACATTGATCGTAGCCTCATTCAACCTGGCATAGAACAAAGCCCTGCCTAGTGTTCCATCCTTCCTCTCCACTAGCTTGTGGTGTGCGCCTCTGAGGGTGTTGTCGTTGATGGTGTCGTTGTTCGTTATATCGGTGAAGTCCAAGACCGCAGATGCCGTGCTGACTTCGTGCAGGTTCTGAAATCCTGAGAATCCTGTTGGCCCCTTCGAGTAGTGGTGGAGGAAGTCATCGCTGTAATCGTTAGCCGTCCCATCGCTGATGTCGAAGGTGACTCCGGTATGTCCTCCTCCGAAATACACGATTCCCTCAGAGTCTGAACCAGGATAGATCAACTCGAACTCGACACCTCCGATAGTGGCTCCTTCACTATCATAGAATGTCTCAAGGAATTGAGTCATAGTCTCGCCACGAGGAGTGATGTTGCGTATGAAGAAGCAGTTAGTCAGGACATCTGTTGAGGTCGGCAATCTCTGTTGGTCTATGGTTTCAAAGTCCGCTACTGCTGATCCGACCCTCAGTATTCCCTTCTTGTTCGGCCCCATGAACGTGGTGATTCTCTTGAGGTAATCCTCAACGCTAGTGCTAACGGCGATGTGAGAGAGGCTTGTCTGAGTAGTGAACTCAAGGAGGGTAGGGCTTGTCATGGGTATGGCTCTCTGCAACTCCTCATTATTTGCTAAGGTCTGACCGATGTTTCCTGTGAAGACTATCTGTGTTGCAGTTAGCGAGCTGATTGTCCCTACGCTTGCCCCATCATTGTCATAGACTGTCTCACCTACTCTAAATTTCGTTGTCGCATCGACAGTATCAACCGCAATAGTAGTGGTTGAACCACTACCATACCCCAACCCGTTGTTCACCAATACTCCGCTATCCTCATACTTCGTAGCACCATCTAACTCCTCACTTGCAGGGCTTGCAACGGTTGTGACTTTGAAAGAACTGCCAAGACCATTATAGGATCGTGTGGAATTAGTCGAATCTAAGGCACTTCCCGATGGTGCGCCCCTGAATGTCGAGATAGGAACGAACGTCTCTCCATCTGCCCCTATTGGCATCGGAGAGGGTATCAGGTTGGGTTGATACAACCTACTGTTGCTTGATAGTAATCCTCCATAGCCTACGACTTGGACAGGTTTGTAAGAATAGGGAGTGTTGTTGCTCAGACGGATGTTGAAATTCCGCCCCGATGCACCTGGGACTGTGCTATGGATGACAATGGTGCTCCCTGCCTCTCCATCCCTGCTCTCTGTCCCTGTTCCTATGAATGCACGGACATAACCCATGTGAGTCCCTGTATCCTTGTTGGTAGCGACAGAGGGGAATATAGGAGGGGGGTCGAAGGCACTCCCTCCTTCGCTATTCTTCGCTTGAGGATGCCCTGCCATGTTGATTCTCCTGATCACCTCATTCACGCACAGATTGAACTCTCCCATCGTATTAGCGACATCGCTGAAGTCAATCTCTAATGGCCTGACGTATTCTAAGGCCGTTCCATCTGATTTCTTGCCCTTCAATCCGAGGTAGTTGGTTTGACATATGACTGGATGCAAGGATTGCCTGTCGTTTGCCGCCTCGTTATTCTCCAGGATGTCCCACTCGAATGCCTCCATGTTCGGGCCATTTAGGATGAGGTATCGTGAGGAGTTGTTCGGATCCACATGAACGGCATCAGTATTGAGTCCCATGATTGTCCTGACGGCAGTTGCTATATCACTAGCCACTTCGGCAGTAGTGTCGTCATTTGGTATCTGAATGATGAAGTCTTGAGTGTAATTTGGGACTGAAGACGAACCATCTAAGATGATGTATCCACCCATAGTCACCGTCATTCCAGGGTCAATGGCAGAAGTCTGATCAGTGCTACTGCTGGCATTGTTGGTGGTGTTCAGAGGATTCCACTCAAGGGTGTTCACGGTTATCTGGTTGTTGCCCGAGTTTAGATTACTGACTTTGAGCATCACCCCATAGCCATCATTCAATATGCCTTCACCGACTGTGATGAAGAAGTTAGAGTCTGCTGCGTTCCCTGCAAGCCCCCTCTCGCCTGTCGCAGAGAGGAAAGGAGTGATGTCATCCACAGTCAGGGTATTGCTACCGCCTCCGCTTACTGCGGTCACAACCGCTTGCACGGATGGCCTCTGACATCTAATCACCCACCTACCACTACCATATGCCCAGGCGTATAGCTGATCAGTCACCTCGAAGGAGGCTACCGGACTGACTTGACCCCAATCAACGGCAAAGCGAGACTCGTTGTCCCTCATCTCCGGCCTGTTAGTAGCCATCGTGCAATCGACAGTCATCTTGAATCTCTTGTCAGATGGCAGAGGGGTTCTCGCATCATTGTCTGCCGCGACTAATGCATCCACATCGAAGAACATGGAGGGGAACAGGGGTATCTCAGTCACGGCTCTCGTGGATGCGTAGTATGTGGATGTCTGCTTGTCATTACGAACAGATGCATTGCCCGCCCCTACTATCTTGTCCTTCCAACCAGGGAGGAAGGGGTGTTCGGCATATGTGGGTTGAATATCCATCCCACCCTGTCCTGGCCCTCCTAGTGTCATAGTCACAGTAGGAGTTCCCAAGTCACCTATTTCTTTCACGGGAGATCCTTGCCCGATATTGAAATCACGAGTGGAACGATGGTCGATTATATCCATTAAGAGGGATCGTCCTTCTATAATTACCTTCGAGTCTCCTTCATCTGCACCCGTCTGAGGGGTTATCTCCTCGATTCGCCCTCGCATGAGGTTCTTCTCTACTGTCGCAAGCGAGCTATCTTTCGGAGAGTTAGACGTGTGAGATACGTCATCCAAAGAAGCATATTTGTCACGATTAGCAGGATGGGCTAAGACGTAGTTTGAGTTTCCCGTCAATTCATTGTCTATGACATCATAAACAGAGAGATCAGACCGCCTGAGTGAAGGAGGAGTTAGTTTTGAGGATGTATGGGAAATTCGATTGTTGCCACTTGGGGATGAAATATACATCAAGTGGAAATCGGAGTTGCTGGAATCATCAGGAGTATTGGTGCTTGCTATTGCTTTCGGAGGGGCGTTGCCAATGATCTCAACTCCATTCCCATAAGCAGTATTCTCAATATTGATGAATGGCGAGGGAGTTATGTCACCTGTTGGGTTAGACGACAGAGTGTTGGAAGCAGGTCTGTCATTGAAGCTAGTCGTAGGTAGGCTAACCAATCCTCCTGGGGCGGTGACTGTCAGAGTGATTGCCGAACCGTCTGTCTGATTGCCCGAATAAGGCCGTCTAAGCCAATCTGATACTGTTCGACCACCGAAGACGGCACTACCACAGGGAACGGTCTTGGACACGACTAGGTAAGCCGCATTTCCGGTGGCATGATCGGGCCGAAACTTAGCAGCCACTCCTGATGTTGCTAAACTTGACCCTGCCACTACTTCTCCTGTCAGATCTATGGCGTTATAATGCACCAGAATCTGATTGGGGCCACCTGCACTAACTAATACGGCTGGAGAGTCAATTACGGCCACTCTACTCTTTCTTTCGGGTGACAAGTGCCTGATGTAGCTGTCATTCGTAGGGACTCCTCCTGAGAAATCGGCAGTATGCTCGGTATCAAGTCCCTTGAGCATAAATGGCTTCACATTGCTAACTGCAATTGCCACTATCTCATCCCTAGTGGATGCATACACGTTCTGACTGATAGTTTTGTCATAGAATCCTACGCCGGACTCGACCACTATCCTGTTGAATACATTGGTGCTACTGCTTCCCGAGTCAGTTGCCGAGATCGTTGAGGCTTTGTTGATGATGTTTGAAATCTCTCCGTGATAAGCAGGTTCTGTCACCCTTACCTTCTCATTCTCTGAAACAAGGGTGTGCAGGGAAATGTTATCATTCTCATATCTGAACGTATTAGCAATCCCCTGGACTGTTTGTTTTACTGTTTGTCTATCAGGAGATGGTAGCATCTTCAGAAAGAAATCTCCATCTATCAGGTTGTAAGCCGTGACCGCACCCATACCTGCGTATGTTTCACTTGGCTCATACAGAGTATTAGCATCAGTCGCAGATGTGCTACGGCTCTTGGTGGAGAAGAAATAGGCATCGTTTGAATATCCCGAGCTATCGGTGAATCGTTGCCCCTGAAGATAATGAGCAAGAGTGAATGTGTCCTTCTTTCTCGTTCTTTGTCCCGATACTGAAGCATGGGTTTCCTCATTACCAGGATCAATCAATAAATCGGCCTTTCCTATCGTGAAATAAACAGGCGTGTTATCTGTATGGGAGAATAAGTGACCTTGTGTTTCAGGAAGGTTATCGACAGTCCCGTTTGCAGCGTCATTCGCTAGATGGACAGACGTGCAATTGATTCTGTTATTTGCAAAGTCCAATCCTGTTATTCGGATCCTCTCAATTCGATTCACAGAAGGATTCAATGTCGAAGTGCTTGATGTGCTAAGAACGGCATTGTTGTTGTATCTGACATTCTGAGAATCGGGAGGAGTTATGATTCCTGTGCTTGGGCTAGTCCCTGCATGGTTGATAACTGCATTAAGGACTGTTGAACTGACTCCTGTGAAGTATGCTTGATCAGTCAAATCCAATGTCGAAGCATACCATGTCTGATCCTTGACTTCATCCAACTCAATCCCCTGCGTCATAGCCGCTAGTTTCTCTAAAGCAGTATATCGGTCTGCTGGCCCTCCTGGGTTTGCAGAATAGTCCCGTAATTTGAAATGAGTAGTGTTGAAATCATAGCCAATTGCTACCAATGGAGTATCAAGGAGGCCATCGTGAGTATCCGGCCCATCTCTCCCCTGATGAGTCGCACCTGGTCTTGCATTGTTGAAGAAATAGAATTGAGGGATGTCATATTCATCGTCAAAAGTCCACAAGCCGAATGTATCCTCCGTCTTTGTCAGAGGTTCAACCACCGGATTGACTATACCTTGAGATATTCTTACACTTTCGATGATGCCTCTGTATTCTCCCCCTCTCCCTCCAATGAATATGTCCGATGAGGATTGATTGACTGTGTTATTCTCGCCACCTAGTATCAGTTTCGCAACAAGATCGCCATTGATGAAGCATCGCAACTCATCTTGCGTATATTGAGCAGTAATCAACATCAGACCTTGTTGCCCAATAGTCATATCCTGTGGTCGATGGGCATTAGAGGAGGAAGAATACACTCCTGAGTTATTTGAGGTCATCACAGGAGCATCAAATGCAGTTGATAGGGTGCTAGGAGTATTTGCCGTCTGGACTTGGAACAATAATTTACCCGAAGAGAAGGGATTACCACAACTTAGTTTGAACGACCCAGGTTTTTCGACCACCACTCCTCCGTAATCAGGGATTATGTATGCATCAATAGTAAATGATCCTTGAAGTGCATTCAATGGGTTAGAGGGTGATTCGAGATGCATTCGTCCGGTCTTCGTTGCGTGACTCTTTGTCGATTTCACCGTTCCGGCGAACTCGGCTGGCCTCAGATCGAAACCTGCTTCTCTGTATTTCCCTGTGGGAACCACTAGCCCATCTGTGAATCCATTTAGACGGAGAGCTTTGCCATGAAACCTCACAACGCCCATATCATATTCCCACCAATTGTTCCACCGCAGCGAAATTCAACTCATATTCCCAAAAACCATCGCCGGCATTGTAAGATGGCTTGAACATCTGTAAAACAACAGGTATTGCAATTCCTTGTTCAAGATATGGGTTAGGCCGTATAGTCTCATTATTGACAACAGTAGTGGGGTCGAACTCTCTCGTATTTTCTAGTGCAGAGTAATCAGTCCCTATCCCTGCGGGGATTAGGTATTGTCTGAGAACCCTATTCCCTGTGGTCGAGGAAGCCAGGGACTCATATGGGACTCTGAGGCCAACGACATATTTCTTCACCGTCTTCATATCATCGACCCGTAGGAAACGAGATGCATCGAAAGATGCAATCCCATCTGGAATGTCGATGACTGATCCTGCCATGACATTTGGATTAATCAAAGCCCCACCTGCACTCATATTTGCTAGGTTTAGGAGGTCTTGGACTTTATCCTCCATAGTCATCTGTTGAGCTGCAATTCCTCCCGTTGCATTTGTCACCCAAAACTGATTTGTCCAATCCGAACCCACATTATCCTTTGAAACCACTACTGTATGATTGCCAGCCGAACCAAAAGTCTTGTTTGCAATTGTGATTTTCTCGCCATTGAATCCTGACCCTCCTTGTTGATCCTGTGAGAGCGTCTCGAATTGACCGGAGGACTGTGAAGTGGTGAATATGGTGGAGAAGTTAGTAGTGACAGTATTCACCTTCACTTGAGCACTCCCTAACGCCGACACTATCGTATCTGCCAAACTGTCGCTATGGGTGGTGGAAGAGATATTCACAACAATGATACTATTGGTGACTACGGTGCTGCTTCCTGATCCATTCTTCAATTGAATGGTTATGTCCTCTCCGAGACCGGCGTTGATTTGCCCTATGCTCTTGAAATTTATCTCCACCCCATCTAAATCGAGTTTGACGGCATTCCAACTAGAATATAGCTCATACCACGCAGCCTTCAATGTCTGACTCCCATTGATTGATGTGTCTATGGTGAATGCAGACCCTGCCCCTGCTGTTGCTTCTGTGTCATCCGTGAATATGCCGCCAATCTGGATACTGATGTTAGTCTGATTGAGGTCAAGGGCGGCACGAGTGTTTATGATTGGCAGAGAGTATGCAGTAGTCACCCTGACCAAATCGAATAGGATGCTTTCGGCATCTAATTCCAATATGCTACTATCACGTCTAATCAACTGAATCTTTGGCATCAGATACCCCTCCCATAACCGCCTGACCTGGAACGGGACTTGAAGACTCTTTGAACTTCCTTTCCTACTGCCTTCGCAATCTTCTCTGGATCGCCATTAGCACCACTCACGTTGATGTTGAAAGTCCCACCACCACCGCCTCCTAACTCTCCCTCAATAGCAACAGGGATGCTGTTTCCATCGGGTAATGGGACTACTGCCTCCGTTCCGTGTAGTATGGCGGGGAAACCACTCTTTGGCCCTTTCATGATGCCGCCGGTAGCACCCATTGGCAGAGCATCCCACACGGCTCCACCTATGTCCATAATGAACTCACCCGCATCACCCAAAGCACCCATTATGTCAAAATCACCAAGCCAACCGAGAAGATCTTCCAACTTCCCTACTACGAAATCATACATTGCATATACTCCATCCGTTAATGCGCCCCAGGGGTCATCAGAGGACAAAGCCGCAGAAATATCATCCATGAAATCGCCTATGAAATCTAAGCCATCAGATAATATTCCCGTTATCCACGCGAATGCATCACTAACATACCCTGCAAAGACTCCAAACTCATCTGTTGCGGTTAGTTTTGCTAATTGAGATAAGAGGAAGCCGAATAGTGTCATCATCAATTGCCAAAGATCCGCTGAGACTCCAATTATTGAATTGAGGAGGCCAATGATTCCCCAATTATCAAGGGTATTCCATATGTCATCGGCCATAGCAATGATGGTTTCTGAGAGATCCATGCCTGAATAGCCCATTGCGTCCAGCATATCCGTCACACCCTGTATCAAGGGGTCAAGTCCGTCTTTGAGGCTCTGCCATGCGCCTCTAAAGGCATCTAAGAATCCGACATCCTCCAATGCCTGGGGTATCTTGTCATAATTGTCCAAGACATGGATGATTATATCGACTACTTCACCAAACAACTCTCCGGCAAGACTAACCCATGTGTCAATGACACCAGAGGCAATATCGAAGACGGGTTGAAGGTCGAACTCCCCTATTTTCTCCCATGTTTCGACCAATTTATCTCTCAAACGCCCTATTGAGGCAACCACCCCCTCTGATGCTTCGTTGCTCTTGCCCAAGCCACCGGCCAAGAGTGCGAGGAATGCAACGAATGTCATGAGGACTGTAATTATACCAAGAAATGAGAGTCTGACACTTTTTGTGGTCTTGTCCAGAACTGTGAATGGTTTAGTGAATAGTTTCAAGGGACTGAGAACCGCACCAATGGCTGGTTTCAACTTCATCCAAACATCCAGGAAAGGGCCGAAAGCCTTGCTCAGAATCGTGACCTTCGCATAGGTTGCCGTCAATGATTTATTGAATTTACCCTTCAACGCCGCATTGGTCTGTGTGACTTGCTTTGTGAAATCTGCAATGCCGCCTTCAGCCATCTTCTTCCCTCAGTTTTGCATTCATTAAATCGAAACTATCTGTAAGGGTGGCACTATCACTTGTTGTCCGTAGTGGCCTCCCTTTATTTTGGTTTCCTCTAGCGTTATAACGAGAGGCTTTGGAATTGGCCCTGTTCTGATCATCTGCTTGCTTTTCTTGAAAGGCTCTGACGAAGTTATACAGGAATTGAACCTCGTCAGGAGATTGATCATCCCAGGAATGAGGTGGGCAGTTGAAATGAGTGCCTAAAACGAAGGTAATCGCCCGATATGAGAGCATTAGGCTCTGTTTGGGGGTGAAGTCGCCTACCCTTCCATCTGAATTGAGAAACAATCGCAGCTCGGGGTAGGTTATCCCAAAGGGGCAGACTCACCGCCGGAAATTGCACCCACTAACTCATCAATACCTGGGAGTATTCCTACTATTGCCTTCCCGACCTCTGGACTGATCCTAAGAATGTCTTTCTTGGGGATCGAAGGCTCGGTATTCTCTATGCAATTCTTGAGGATGTATCTGTAATAGCCACCGAAGTCAATTTTTGGAACCGCTTCATCACCATCAATCTGAAAATCCACAAATCTCGAAACTGCTTCTTGCTGCTGAATCCATGACATTGGCTTAATCCACACGACAAGATTGCCACTTGGAGTTTCGACCTCATGCCGAATGGCGGTGGTTCCTACGAGGAAATCATTCGCTTTCAGAGCCATCTACCTCATCTCCTCCGTCTTCGGTGGTTTCTGCAACCGCCTCTGACGTTTCCCCATCAAGAGGGGCATCGTCTGTGGCACTTGCCTCCTCCTCGACTACTGCTGGCAGAGTGTATCCGCCTGGATTGTTGGCATCCCATGCCCTCAGCCTGTTGATCAACTGTTCCTTGTTGCCATAGATAGGCTCACCTCTCTGTTGTAGCAGGACTTTCAGCTCGGTGACGGTCAAATCCTCATATCCATCTTCAGGGAGTGCTTCTTCCTCGACTACGGCGGGTGCAAGCGCACCTTCGAGAGTTATCTCGGATGCACTCAAACCTGGGCCTTCTACTATCTCTTCGCCTATTATTGTCCAATCAACCCACTCTCTTGAGCCATTGACTGTGATGAATCCCGTTAATCTCATTGTATATCCCTCATCCTCAATGGTTCTTTACTCTTCTCTCATAGAATGAAGTATGGATTGTTTTCTGTGACCTTCATGTGTCTAACTACTAACTCAACATCTGCCTCAATTGGCCCCTTGTCCGAGGGTATTTGGTGATCCGCCTTCATGATTGTATAATCCTCTATTGTAATAGTTGCAGTTTGCCTTGTAGCCGCGCTTCCTGGCTTTGTCATCGTGAAGGTGATGTCATTTGTGTTCTGGTGATGTCTGCGAGTCCTCAACTCCTCCCAAAGTCTGTCGTCTTCCACTAGAGCCTTGAATGTGAAGCTATACTCTCTTGCTCCTTCTGTAATATCCATCGGAGTTTGCGTCCCGCCGTGCTGAACCTGATCACTATCGTTTGATGCCCCTTCATATCCTCTGATGAACCACCGAGCCGTGTTAGTATTGGAGACACTAACGCTGAAAGAAGTTGCTCTCAGGACGGGGCGACCAAATATCTCAATACTGATGTCTTGGAAGAGGTATGGCTTCTCTCCATCAACTGCGATTCCGCTAACTTTTCTGTTTGCAGAGGTGTTTGCAGTATTGTCGAACATCCTGTGGGGTGCGAATTTACTACCTGTATCTGTGTAGTTTCTAGCCGCCTGATAATCACAGGAGATTTTCAATTCCCCCTCTGTATCTGCCGTTATAGTGGCACTACCTACTTTGCAACCACTATACAGTCTGAGAAGTTGCTCGCCACCAGGAGTAGCATCGCTGTTTCTCAGGGATTGCTCAATGGTGAATGAAGGGAGGGTATTGTGTCCGAAGAAAGTATGCGTCACGCCGTTCTGAAGTTCTTTCGTAGTGGCATTGATGTTCGGGCTACCCTTTGTCGCATCTGCGGTGTATCGTAATCTGTCAATCCCACAATCTGCAACTGCGTGAGCATACAATAGCCCTTCTTCGAGATGGAGATAATCGCCACCAACTGCGATGACTCTCCTGATCTCATGCTTGAAGATTGTCGGTGGAGTTCCATCTTGCCCAGGAATCTGATGAGTGCTCTTGTCGATGATCTGCACATAGTCTCCAACAGAGAACATTGCACGAACGGTTGCACCCACATTGAGGAGAGTATCTCCAATGGATGCCGCACCTGCTAAGGGAGGCATTAGCACTACGCATTTGTTCTGAACAAGTGCTAGAGCTGCCGCACCGGAGTCGATGTCTGCTATCCCCTGGACATCATTAGAGGATATTGCCGTGTATGATGCGTATTTCGTAGTGCCGCTACTGTTCACTTTGAGGACACCGGCCGCAGTTCCGCTTGTGACGGCAAACACGGTCTTCGATGTCAAGGTGACATTGGTGCTACTTGTCGATGCCACTTTAGCACCGATCATGAAGTTGGTTCCACTTGTCGTGGACAGGCTATCTAACCCTGTAAATGTGGTTCCTGTCCCTCCAATTGCTGTGTAATCACCTGCGGTTCCCGAAGCAGATTGCAATTCGGCTCTGCCTGTCTTCGACCCATCGCCACCCACGTTGAATAGCTTCTCTGAGATAGTGTGGCTACCTGCTGCTAATGTCGCCAATGAGCCGTTGCCTCTTGCCGTATGCCCCCCAAGTGCATACTTCAACCACCTCATAGTGTGAGCATTGACCTCAAGCGAACCTCCATCGAGAGTCTCTCTGCCGCTTGTGATCACATTGACATCCCTGCCCATGCCAATGACGTGTTGCTTCCTCACATCTATCTGAGGCTCAGGAACGGCAAACTCGTTCAAGAGTCCAATGAATTGATCTGTTCTGACCTTCTGCCCATTGGTGGCATCGGACATCGAAGAGTCGAAGGTAGGGCATTGATATGACTCAATTAGAAGATTGTCGGATGAACCTGCCGCCTGGGATGCGCTTGTGGCTAATGCGGGTTGAACGGTGATTGTTCCGGCAGTTGTGTCATTTGCCGTGATGTAGTAGGATCTCCTCGTTGTTGCATAGTCATCTGCCGAGAAATTAGTCCCGCCTGTGATCTTCGCAACGCACCCAACAAGGATGTTGTCAGGCATCTCAACAACTGTTGATCCTGTGCTCCAATAAGCAGAGTCACCTACGGTTATCGTGCTAGTGCTACTCGTGCTTGATGTTAATGTCCAGGTGGCCCCATCGCACCGTAGTCCCGTTTCTTTTCCGAAGGAGACTTCGGCAAGATCTCCCTTGTATAGTGCATTCGCCATGTGCTATCAGAGATTGCTAATCGGGCAATGCTATTTAGCAACTATCACTCAGAATCGGAATCTTCGTCTTCAGACTCTTTTTCTTCGTCTTCTTCCGGTATAACGGAGGACTCAGCCCTATTGCGGGCCTGTTGAGCTGCGAATACTTCGGATACATCTCTGTTGAGTTGTTGGGTTCTGGACTGAACGTAGTTGGTAATGTCCTGGTTGCAAGCCTCGTGTAGCCTTAATAGAACCAAGCGATCAGCATTCTGTTGCTGGAGGATTGGTATTGCTTCTTCTGCGGTAATAGTGCGTGGCTCGTCAGTCATTATCCACTCTCAGAAGTAATTGGTTCATAAAGTTGTCATTCCTAACACCCTAGTTCATCCACGTTTTATTACATCATCCAATCGGGTCTAGTAGGCCAGTTAGCCCACGCTTCTGCGGTTGTGGCATACTCTGTAATATCTAACAAAGCCTGTCTGTATGCAGCCAACTCGGTTTGTTGTGTGGTTGTCAATGTGTTATAGAAAAGCACACCTTGAAACTTATCTGCTAACTTCAACCTATAATTTCTCTTCGCTCTCAGTTCTTCCCAATTGAAGTCTTCTGCTCCATCGGCATCATACAACTCATGACCTGGGCCAACGTTGTAATGGACTGTCACATTTGGATTCACATATTCTTCTTCTTCTGTCATTCTCTCACCTAATTATCTATACTGTAGTAAATCTTAGCATACACATCACCCATGTCCACCGCACCTGTCTGTCTCTTTATGGACAAGGTGTCTCCTTTATTGTAGCTCGCGTTCAATCCTGTGACCGTGTAGTAGTGCGCGGTTGCGTTTGCATTCTCGGAGTCCTGCCTTGTGAAGTCACCCGCATCGAGGCTTATGTTAGTCAATGTGCCAACACTTGAACTGCCATTGGCGAATATTCTCCATTGTTGTGCAACCGTGCCACTAAGAACGACACCATTAGTCCTGAAGACAACTGCTCTTATCGTTATGTCCTCCTCCAAACTGTAGTTAGAAACCCCTGCTTCGTTATCATCATGACCCAGTGTCTGTAGTGCCGCACCACTTCCAGCAGTAGTGCCGTAATCCAACTTGGCGAACTGGACACTATGCCAAAGGTTCCATCCTTTTGACGTTGAAGTGGATTGCATACCCCCACTTATGTCTATATCACCATCCCCTTGAATGAGCATCCGAGTTGAAGGACTTGTTCCTGATGGGTCAGTCTTGAAGGCTAATTGCCCCCCTCTGCCGGAAGCATCTGAAATTGCTTCGATCTGTGCGGTTATCCCCGCACCGGAAGAATCAGCATTGTAAAACTCAATACGTCCAAAAGCAGTATCATCGGGATATGATGTATTGCTATTTCTCAAACGCATTACTGCCGCGCCTGTTCCACCTTCTTTTATCTCAAAGAGTGTATCGGGACTCGTAGTGCCTATTCCGAAATTACCTCCATCAGTAAGCCTCATCCTCTCTGTGCCTGAAGTAGTAAATTCAATGCGTCCACCCGTTCCTACGTTCTCACTATCTGCTCTGAGACTCAAAGCACCAGCGTTGTTCATGATAGTGACAGTTGGATCATTGGTAGCATCAGTATCTATCAGTAGTAATGCGGGGAGGGTGTTCTCAACCCGTAAGTTGCCTGTGAACCTACCTGCTCCTGCTACGTCAAATGCATAGGCTGGACTAGCATTATGGATTCCTACGCGATCAGTCGAACCATCGACCATTATCGCAGGTGTTGCTGAGTCTGCGTATATCTTGGTGTCCCAATCGAAATGCTCCCTGTTGAACTCAAGGGTTCCCGTAGTGGTGTCGTGATCGGTCATCTTCATGATTGACCTGCGAGTGGATCCACCTCCTGTTATCTCGAAATTCCCATAGGTGTCCTCTGTCAGATCAGTCCAGGTATCTGAGCCGTGTTGTGACAGTAGCCTCAATGTTGCATCTGCATCGGCAGAGGCATTGTCATTAGCGATAGTCACCATCGTTGATGCTTTTGTGGAATAGAAGTATCCGCCGTTGATTAACGAGGAGATGGGTGGTTCAGTCCCATCGCACAGATCGACCCTCGGGCCGAAGAAGTATCCGTCTGGATCAGTGTTGCCCGTATCATCGTAATAGAACAGGTAGGCACGGTGTCTTGAGGTGGTTGTATCGGTGTGCCATCTGAATGAGTCTGTGATGTTTGCTTCTTTCTTCCCCGTATCGACATCATAGATTCCACCATAGATGTTAGTGTCGGGATCAGTATCGCCGCTTCCCAGGACATGGCCCACTATCAGATACCACTTGCCTGTCTCGGGCAAGTCACCACTCCAGAAGTAAGGATTGGTGTTCACGTTATCGTTATCGACATGGACAAGGCCATTCGTGCTTCCATAGCCCCTCGTCCCGAAATACACAGTCATCGAGCCGCTACCGGATTGCGGACTCTCTTGCCTGGCGAAGACGCTGAAACGATAGGTCTTGGTGTGATCGACAGGGAAGCTCGTAGTTTCCCAACCACCATCTCCTCCTCCTGCATCCATGTTAGTCATTTGCCATAGGATTCCTCGTTGCGGATAGTATGGAGATGGTGTATCGCCCCATACTCGTGAGTTCTCGTTGGTGGAACCATTCTGAGTGAAGGTGTAGTATCCGTTTGAATCGGATGCCGTCCCTACTGCCCATTGGACATCGAGCAATTGGCTACTTGCACTCACTATTCGGCTATTCTTATCGACAAAGGATCCTGTGGATTTGACGTTGCCCTGGAACTCAGTATCAACTCCTTCGACCAAGAGGTTGCCACTTGAGGGGAAACTGATTGCTTGGTTGCCGTTGCTCGCATTCTTGATTTTGTATGAACCTTGAGTTATGTGGAAATCTCCGTTTTGCAGGTAAATATCTCCTCCACTCACATGGAGTCTTTCCGAAGGAGAAGTCGTTCCGATTCCCAACTTGTCCGAGCTGAGAACCATTTGGGAACTGCCGCCTGTGCTTGATCCTGTGCCGAATCCAAGCACGGCATCGCTCGTGTATAGGTTGCCCCATCCATTTGACCCGCCAATGTATATGCTCTCCTGGCCCGTCCTCTCGAAGCGAGCGATGGGGCCGCTATCGTCATTGACGACATGAAGTGGCTCTGAAGGCGATGCCGTTCCTATTCCGAGGTATCCTCCATCGCCCTGGGCGGAGGCATGGAGGTTGTCCCAATCTCTGAATACCTCTCCGTTAATTGTGGAGAACGGCCTGATCGGAGGTGTGAACCTGTCTTTGTAGCGAGCCACGTCCGAGATTCTTATCCCATCCATCCAACCTTGTAGTGATTGCTCGGTAGCCGTATGTGCAGATTGGCCGAAGATGACTCCACTACCTGTTGTGGGTGAAGTCTCGCTCGATGGGCTTAGGTTGTCCGAGTTGGATACGTTTGTCTGTTCCACACCGTCAATGTATAGATAGACCGTGCTACTCTTCCTCACTACTGCAAAGTGATACCATGTGTCTGCGGAAGCCGTCCATGATTGATCAATTATCTTCGTGCCGTTCGACCAAAACTCAACTTCGTTTGAGTTTCCATCGTGCCTAAGCATGACTCCATCCTGGTATGTTCCAAGTTCACATAGCGTTTCTTGGTTGGAACCACCTGATGGGACATCATCGAACTGCACCCACATCTCAATGGTGTAATCTCCCGTTCCGAAGTCAAAGTCAGAGGTCACAGGGAACGTGATGTATGAAGCGTTGGCATCGAAGTAGTATGAGTTGCCCTCGTATTTCTTGTTCGCCGCCCTGACGTTATTTGGCGTAGCTCCTGATAGAGTTAGGGAGTGTCCAGATGGCCCATAGTCGAACTGCGAGTCACCATGAATGAGGCAGAGCGTGTTCGAGTCTGCCTTGACTCTGAGACTTCCGCTTCTGTCTATTATGAGGGCATCTTTGAGGTCGGGGCCGTTCACATCGCCATCAGATGTCTTGAATCTCATCTTGGCATCGAAAGCCCCTCCTGCGGTTTGGTTTGTCACTTCGATATTGGCAACAGGAGTGGCTACGTTAGATGCGGGTGTCCCATCGTTCGCAGTTTCATTCATTGCGAACTGCACCCTGCCGAGAACCATGTTAGCCGCACCAAGATACGCATTGGCATCGAACATCGCCATCTCGATTATCCCTGGTGCATCCAAAGTCCTACCCGCTACTCGTATCAACGGATCTCCGCCACCTGTGCTCACATTCAGAGTCGGGAAGTCGTTGTAGCGACCAAGAGCAATACCATGAGTGGAGTATGCGGGGATGGACAGATCCCATGCAGGTGTGGTGCTATTAGCGGCGGTTCCTATGCCCACCATTCCCTTAGCGGTGAATTTCACTTTCTCTGCGGTAGCCACTCCCCATTGGTGGACGTGGAATGCAATCCCTGTTCCTCTATCGGCACTACTGTTTGAGGTGGATGATGAATCAAGGAAGGACATGAAGGCAGAGCCACCAGCCCATCCTCCGTTTGCATCTTGCTTGCCTATATTGACGGCAGTTGTGGTTGATGCGCTATCCCAAAGGTGGCCTAATCCTATATCGCCATCCCTTACATCGAGTTTAACCGCAGGAGTTGATGTCCCTATTCCGACATAACCATCCTCATTGATCATCATCTTCTTAGCGGGGTTTGCACCCTCCTTGCGAGTCCAGAAGTGCAATTGTCCACTTCTATTGTCATTTGTCGCATTGGCCTTCTCTCCCGAAATCTTGGCCCACCATGCTACTTCCGTGCTTGTAGCGTCTTGGTAGCCACCGAAGGTCATCGCACCGCCGACACCTGCGGCTGATGACGTAGTGTCTATTATCCTCAGATGCGATTTGTAATCTCCGGTTTGTGCAGGATCGACACCTACGATTTCCAATAGTGTCGAAGGAGTCGTGTCACCTATGCCTACCAAACCACCGGAGGTAATCTGCATAGCATGAGTGCTGCTGCTATCTGCCGCAGTTCCACCACTTGAAGTATGGAATGCTATGCCACCCTTTTCCGAACCATCTGTGTGATCTTCTATCTGGAAGAACATCGCCGCATACTCATGTGCGGCGGTTGTGGATGCATCGTTCCCTGCTCTCCCGATGATTCCCATCCCGTATCCTTCGTTATTCACAGTCCTGTTCAGGTGAATCATGTCGTGACCTCCTGATGTGATAGACAGGGTTCCTGTGGGACTCGTAGTGCCTATTCCGACTCGTGAGTTTGTCCCATCAATGTGCATAACCTGGTTGTTCGCAGATTCAAATGTCATCGAATTATCGGCAATCGTAATCTGCTCATCGCTACTCATGGCACGGCGTAGTATCAGATTCTCGTTGTATGAGGAAACTATTCCCTCATCAACGACTATTTGCTTGTTGAAATAGAATTTGCTGACATCGGTGTTGATGTGAGCATAAGTGCCGTTCTGAGGCCCAAGTGCGATGTATCCATTGCCGTTTATAGCTTGGAAACTGTTGCCAGTATCTGGAGTGTAGGATTTCCAACAGTTATCTCCCTCATCAAAGAGGAACGTGGCGTTTGTCGTATCTCCTCTCTCAACCTCGATACCTGCATCGACATCGGCAGGTGTCCCTGTGACGTTGCTATTGAGAACAACGATATTATCCTCTACGGCAAGGTTGGTCGTGTTGATGGTAGTCGTTGTCCCTGAGACAGTCAAATCTCCGCCTACTACCATATTGCCTGAAGTTGTGATCGTGCCTGTCCTGTTAATGTCAAGTAAATCTGTTCCGGCAGCATTCCTAAAGAGGAAGCTATCTCCGTCACCGTTGTCTCGAAGAACGAATCTCAAATCCCTATTGTTTGGGCCGATGATGTCGGCATATACGTCTGATCCGGCGTAGTTCACCGTAAGGGATCCTACTGCCGATGCCGCACCTGTGACAGTCAAAGCCCCTGTTAGCGTTCCACCGGCAGAAGTAGTCTCGAACGACTTAGTGTCATCATAATACAGCTCGACATTGCCATTCTTGTTTATCTCAATGCCCTTTTCAGTTCCAATGTTGAATTGAATACCTGCGCCATCCTCGTTCTTGAATATCATCCAGGAGTCCGTTGCCGCATTGTGAGTTATGCGTGTATGCGAACCATCGAACTTCATCTCTAGTTGCCCTGTCGAACCCATCTTCAGATGCGTGTTATTGACGGGCATCTCAACCGAGTTGTATGTCTGATTGCCACCAGATGCCCCTCCTCTTAATCTGAAGACTTCCTCAAGAGTGAGTTGGTTTGGAGAGTCATTGGTGTCGAGATAGAATGACATCTGCCCTTCATTGGTAAGGCTCGACCCTACTGATTTGTATGCAATCCTAGCATCGGCAGTATCGGTTCTGAATGTGACTCCCGCCCATGATCCATCTGTGGTCGATGCATTCTCGATATACAATCCACCGCCTTGAGCACTAGCTCCAATAGCACCCGCACCGCTTGATGAGCCACTACCCTCTGGATCAGTCCTGTCGTCTGTGTATTTCAGATGGAGAGGGAATAATGGGGCCGTAGTCCCTAATCCCAATTCTCCAGTGTTTAGCATGATGTGAGTGTTAGACCCACCTGGTTGGAATATCACATCATCATCTGCATGGAGGATTAAGTCATCATCTGCGGCTACTGTGAGATCTGAATAGTTAGCTTGTGTCGCTTGGATGAAGGTGTTTGTCGTTCCCCACTGGATGTCTTTTCCTGTGCCATCATTCTTCAGAATAAGGAGAGGTTGATCATCATCTGTATGATCATTGTGAATCTCAACCATAGGTTGAGCTGTGTAGTCTGCGTGTATGTTTCGATAGAATAAAGCCGTTCTTCTGTTTGCAGAATGCCTGTTCACAAGTGCGGCGTAGTTATCTGCCCCTTCGTCTGCATAAATGGCGTAGTCACCTGAGTCATCAGGCGGGCCGGAAACATGGAGTTTGTGACCTGGCGTGGTAGTGCCTATTCCGAAAGTCCCTGCCGACTCATCGAAATAGAACCCTGTTGCGGAGTTGGTTCCATATAGGTGGAAGTCCCTTGTTTTGGTATCAAGGTTGTTAATGCCGCTATACGCACCGAGTTTCATCCAACTGTCATAAGCCGTATCCATATCTCCTAAAGCTACCCATGCACCACTTGACTGTGCAGTTAGTGTAGCAGAATAGTTGTCCGTAGTGTCCCATGCTCTGACTAGAGGATTAGTATCAGTCTTAATCAATAACTCTTGGTCTTCATTGTCGAGATAGATGCCAGTAGCGGCCACTCCATGAATCAGTTGCTCGTTGCTATCGACATACAGTTTCCTTCTAATTGACGGGTCGAGATTTGCTGAACCTGTATTAGTGTCGTGAGTTGGGTCTGTCTCTCCTACGTTGGTATTGAGATAGTCAAAGTAGCAATTGGTGAAACATTGGATAAGTTTGATTTGCCTGTATTCCCAATCCTCATCTCTCTTCTGATACAAACTTGCATATGGTGTGCTTCCTCCTGTCCCTGCATTATACACCATCTTGAATGTAGTATCATCGTCTGCTACGTTGTCATCCCAACCATCAATAATGAATTCCTTAGTCCACCATCCGTTTGAGTCTTGGACACCATACTCTCCACGCACATGAAGGTTGAAGTTAGATCTGCCAATCCCCCTGGCGGTCACTTGGAATGTTGCTTGGAAGTTATCATAACGCCAGTTTTCATCATCAGAACCACCGTCAGTCTTTGGTGTCCATCTGAATACCTCGAACCAATCGTTGTCAGCAGTTGAACTTGTGACCCCCATTAGGAATGTGTTAGCACCATAAACGTCAGAATGACTACCACCCTTTAGGAAACCATACGTCTTGATGTCCTTATTGTTCTGAATCTCCATAGCAGTTTGATTGCTTGCATTGACTCTCAGTTGTATGCTTGCGGCAGTTGAGTATGTCGGAGTATTGCTACTGTAAGAAGTTGCTAATCCGTCTTCATCTCCCCTAATGGCAAGAGGCCCACCAGTTCCGGCCTTGATGTATGGGTTGGATGTGGTTCCGAATGTAAGATGATGATACATTGTAGTCTGAGCATCTTCAACCTTAAATCTGCTAGAGCCATTTGTCTTCAAGGTAATATGATTAGAACCGCTAGTGGTAATATCCAAGCCTGTTCCGTCTGTGATGAATCTGACATCGAAATCATCAGATGTGCTATTCTTCAAATCAATGTAAGCACCGGAATCGCCTTGCATTTCTATGCGACCATATCCACTTGAAACAATGTTTAGTAGTCCTGAAGGGTCATAGGTCAAGGTCGATTCGACAGATGCCTCATCAGCATCCTTGTAGGTCAAGACCCCATTAGCCGTTGAGCCATCAAATGCTATGCCCCCTCCTCCTGCCGTATCTATGGAATCTTGTAAGTCATCAAGAGTCATGTATTTCCAGGCAGAAGCATCCTCATCCCAAAGTATGATTTTGTCATCAGTAGCATCTGTTGATTCTGTCAGTTGAGTTAGTGTCGCAGGATCAGCCAAACCAAGAGTGGCAGAATAGGATCCAGATGTGGTGTTTGTCTCGCTTGCTATTGTAATTGGAGATGTGACTGTGAGATCAACGCCTGTGATGTCACCCGTATTGGTGGTGTATCCGTATGCCTCAATCTTGTCCTGGATTGCGGCTGAAGTCATGATGGTGGTGTCATTGTCTGCGAAGGACTCCGAACCTGTCTGTATGGCCGATCCGGCTATGTTCGCTACTGCAACACTCTGCAGGAAGCCGAATGAGTTTGCCTCGATGTAATTCTTGATTCCCGCCGCAGTAAGGAATGATGTGTCGTTATTGCCGAATGAAGATACTTCTGAGCTAGTCTGAACTGCCGACCCTGCCATCTCTGATACAGATAGCCCCCCTACGTTCAGAGTGTTGCCTGATTTTGTCATCCCCGTTCCGGCGGTTATCTGTCCCGTTCCTGAGAATTGGGTAAATGTCAATGCAGTTGAGCCAACGGTGATGTCATCGTTAGTCGTGAGAATCCATCCTTGATCTCCATTGGCCGTCCCTTCTTCGACCCATACATAGAGTCCTGCCGTGACATCTGCATTGGCATCTGCATCGGCGGCTCTTGCCCATGCGCTTGCCGAAGCGACATAGATGCCATTCTGAGATCCTGTGCTTTGGTCTTTGACGAGAACCCTGTCATTTGCTTGCACAGACACCCCATCAATGGTCTGTGTCCCACTAAGGGTAATATTGGCCGTTGTAGCGACTCTCACGGAGTCTTTCGTGTCCAAACCTTGCTTGAGTCCATCAACGTATGATTTGGTCGCTATCGTGCCTGTATCGACATTGAACGTGATTGTTTCCCCGCTTGATTGATCAGTAGTGAAATCGCCACCACCCGACAAGCCGGTTCCTGCGGTTAGTGTGATTGTTGCATCGTTAGCAGATGGCACACCTGCTATGGTGAGTTGTTGAGGTGATGTGCTAGTATCTGGTGTGAGCGTTATGTTAGCTCCTGCTACGAACTTGACATCCTGTGTTCCGCTACTTGCACCACTCTTGGTTAATCGCAACAAGGCATCGTTTGAGTCATCAACAAAGGTCGTGGCGAAGACGTTCTGAGTGTTGGTGTCAGTCGAGGCTATGGTTAGTTGAGTGCCACTATTCCTGGTGACTGTGACATTGGAACCACCTGTGATGGTGATGTCATCATTGCTACCTGTGCTTGGATCAAGTCTGAGGACAGGATCATTGTTGTCACCGAGCGTCTGTGCAACAAGGAGGTCATAGGTAGTTGCTGTTGTTGATGAAATGGTTATGGTATCGCCCGTTTCTGCAATCTGGACGTTGGAACCTCCGGCAATGGTGATGTAATCCGTTCCGCTTCCCGAGCCTCCCGCAACCAGGTTGATTCGAGCATCGCTTCCAGATGTGGAGGAATTGGTCGAGTATGTGGTATCGCTTGATACTATGGTGATGACATCGCTCTCTTGACTGACGGTGGTGTTCGTCCCACCTGCTAGCTTCACGGTGTCAGTCCCACTCCCTGAGCCACCTGCGGTCAGGACTAGGTTTGCCCCTCCTGTGACAGTCGCAGAACTAATTGCATAGGTATGGTTGTCGTTGTCATCCGTTCCCCATGCTATTACGCCATTTGAGCCTGTCTTGAGAACCTGGCCGGAGGTTCCCCTAGCGGTTGGGAATGTAAATTCCGTCCCTCCTGAACCAATCTTTACCTTGCCTGTTCCATGAGGGGCGAATGTGATGTCATCGTTGTTATTCGATGTCTTGAAAGTCAATGGGGATGCTGTTAGGATTTCCCCGCCATTTCCTGTTGTGATGATCCTAATATCATAGTCGTCCGAGTTTGGTGATTTGAGATCAATGTATGCACCTGTGTCTCCCCCCAACTCTATTGATTGATACCCTGACCCTCCGCCTCCTATGGTGATTACTTCATCACCGCCGTTGTCTATTCTCAAAGTCTGACCGTCATATGTGAGTGTGGACTCTCCCTGGAATGTGTCTGCGCCCGTAGCAGTAAGCAAGTAGTTGTTCACTCCGCTAGACATGAAGTCGCTAACGTCCACGCTGAACTCGCCCGAGCCGCTAATGTCTATTCCTGTCCCTGCTGTTGGAACAGAACCAGCATTCAGACCTATGTTGGTTCGTGCCTGTGCCTTCTGAGTGGTTGTGAAAGATTGAGATGCATCTGCTCTGATCCTGTTGCCAAGAGCCGTGTTGATGGTGGAGAAATACGAAGCATCATCATTGATTGCGGCGGCTAACTCATTCAGAGTGTCTAATGCACCAGGGGCCGAATCAATCAAAGAAGTGACTTCGTTATCGACATAAGCCTTGATTGATTGTTGTGATGCGGCATGAGTGGCTGAGTTGGATGCCATGTTGTCTTCGTCTTTGAGGTCAATCGTAATGGTGGCCGAGTAATCTCCGCTTGCCGTGTTGGTTTCGCTTTGGATGAGCATCCCCGTTCCTGCGGTCAGATCAACACCAGATGTGATGTCGGCCAAGACCGCATAGCCATAGGACAGTATCTTGTCCTGGATAGCCGCAGAGGTCATGAGCGATGTGTCATTGTCTGCAAAGGACTCAGAACTCACTTGAAGGCTATTGGCGGCTAATTCGGATACGGTTAGTCCACCTACATTGAGAGTGACCGCACCTGCGGCTTGATTTGCAGTAATCCCTGTGTTAGCAGTTATGCTATACACTACGCCTGTGGTGCTTGTCCCAATGGCAACGCCATTGATAGAACCCCCTGTGATGGATACATCATCCGAATCCTGAGTGGCTATTGTCCCTAACCCCAGGGATGTTCGAGCCGTTGCACCGCTTTCTGCCACCCAATTAACGCCATTTCCTACTATGAATACGCTATCAGAGGGGGTCATAGCGGCCAAAGTCGTCAAATCTCCATCATATGATTGGAATGTGTTCGCACCGCTTACTGAGCCATCGGCTGGATTGACTACAGGATCAACTGCGGTTGCAAGCAAGCTGAACGTGATTATCTCGCATTGCAAGGTGTATCTGAATAGCTTCTTTGAACGATCAGAGAGGTCAGTCCTGGTCTTGTAGATGAGTCGGTCAAAGTTATTGTTGTCTCCCTTTCTGAAAGCATGAATGATTCGTCTGACTTCATCACGCATCTCAGATAGCCTTTCACGACTATCTACTGTCCTACAATCAATGGTGATATTGACGTGTTCATTCACATAATCATAGATGAGTTCTGGTTGAGCCTCATTGTGAGCCGTCTCGAAGATACGGATGACATCGTTATCGAGCATCCTCACTCGCTTCGCATCGCCCTTGTCCAAATCGGCAATATCCTCTATGGATGGTTCGGGAGGCTTAGACCAATTCGTCACGAGAATATCTCGTAAAGCCCCTATTGCATCCTTAGCCACTCTTCGATGCCCCCTCTAGCCTCTCCTTTGCCTTCCTCCATGCGACACGATGAGGGTTATTCTCCATTTGCTTTGCAACATTGGCTTCAATCTCTTCTTCGGTGTATCTGATTCCATCCATCTCAGACATATTCTTTTCCTCTGCCAACAGTTTTGCCCTCATGCCAGGCTCTGTTTTGGCGATAGTTTCACCCGCATTTGTGAGTTGCTTTGATGCTTCTCGCATTTCTTTCAATTGCTTCAGGAATCCAGGATGCACAGATCAACCACCCATGCCCGCAACTATGATTCCTTCTTGGTATGGAATCAGTATCTTCTTCACTTCTTCCTCTAACTTCTGTATCTTAGATGGGAGATCCACATTTTGTGTCCCTTCGGGGAACATGGCAGTATAGTCATCCGTCATCATGATGTCCAATGCTACCATCTTGGTGCAAGCATCCTCTATTGCCTTGTCGAGATACCTCTCCCCATAGACGTATGAAATCTTAAGACTGTGATTCTCAAAGAACGGATATTGGTTGTTGAACATGATCGCCCCGTTGTCCTCCATAGACCACCAATCCTTCTGCCTCTGCTCATCAGTTGAATCGCTATCGAATCTTGTCTGGTAAATCTCAGTCACATTGGCAGATAGGCCGGATTGGAAATCTGAGGTCAAATCATCAACAATGGTTAGGGCATTGCCATTCCTGGTGCATCGTGCAACTTTGATTGCAGCTCCTGTCCCATAGTAATAGAGGCCGTTTCCTTCTGTAAAGGCAGAACCATCTGTGAGATTGAAAGTGCTACCTGTCGATGTGGCAGTTGAATTGATGGTGTTGCAGAGGCCAAGATCGAAGCAACTCAGGTTTGTGACCGCAATGGTAGTGCCTTCTCCCTCATCTGTCGATCTCATGCTACTGATGAGGACTACTCCATCTCCGTCATCGCTGTTTGCAGTAGCGATGAACTCATGCGCGACATTGAGTGCCTTTCCATTCTCGGTCATTGTCCCTATCTGGATAGCGGTCTTCCCTGTCGAGTCATCTTGATTGATTAGATTGCCAATCTCACCGGCAATTGTCTTCACTCCGAAGTCTTTGCTCCAAGTAGTGGCTGATGTCCCTGTCGAAAGAGTTGCAACATGGGCTATGTTTGGACATAGGTATATCTTGTCCGAAGCACTTAGGAGGTGAGAGTCTTTGAGAGTGAGTTGCACTCTGGATGATGCTAACTCTCTGTAGTGATCCCCTTGCCATACTCCCATTCTGAGGACTCTTTGAATGGGCCTGTTTCTCAGATAGACCGCACCAACATAGTCCGTGTAGTATCTGCGCCTGTATGGCTTGAAGGTAGTGAAGTTCTGATATTCATCGACAACAAGCCTGGGTCTCCATGCTATTCTGCATATCCTGTCGATGTAGTCTTGCCTCCTTCTGATTAGATGCTCGACTTGGGCTTTACTGATTCCCCTCTGAGATGAGTTAGATAAGATGGAAGCAGGTTGCACATACGCATCATTTGCTTTGGTGTAAGCCGTTCCAGGGTCTGTTGCTTTGAGCGTGATGCCTCCACTCGAACCCGTTGATTCGATTCCAGAGATAGTCACTACGCTTCCCAATGCATCCACGTTATCGTAAATAGTGATTGAATCACCTGATGCAAAACCCCATCTTCTGTAATCCGCACCTGCAATTGGCATCTTGATTACCGTTCCACCCCCCTCTGAAGCAGTAGATGTGTCTCCGATCAGAGCTGTTGGCTTGGCATCGGGCAATTGGAGGTATGATTCGACCTTAGCGACTGTGGTATATACCAAGTCATCAGGATAGAGGGGTTGGTCGGGCCTATGCCCTGGGGTGAATGTGCGTGGCATTACTGTTCATCCTCCTTACTTCCCCAAATTGTAATCCATGTCTCCTCCGCATCCCGCGCAACTTGGAGTCCAACAGAAATGGAGTAGGCCACAGGATAAGCATCGAGTCCCTGAACCGATGTTTTGAATGTCATATCTCTCCCTTCCTCTTATCTTGACGCGAACGGTTTCGGCTCTGTCCAGGTTCTCCTTACTGAAAGGAGAATCGTCTGTCGCTATGGAACCTTCGTCTGTTGCGATCTCTGCCATCCGAACCTTGCGGCGGCGTTCTATTGCGTGTGCTTCTTCAAAGCAAAGTTCGTCTAACTCAACTGCCACCGGCAAGCCCCCGCTTAGGCTCGCCCACCTGTGACTGTCAGATATACGGCCTGTGCAGAAAGGTTCGCACCATCCACCGCATCAAGAGCCGCACCGTCTGCACCTGCTTCGTATGCAAGGAGTTTCTTTGCAGACCTGTCGTATGCATACACATACCCTCCAATGTCTGACTCAACAAGGACTGTTTCGATATTTGACACATATGCAGTAAGATCCAAATCCTCACCTGCGGTGGGCCATGATGAATCAGGGGTTATTTTCAGAGCAACAGTAAGCCTATTGCCCGTCACATTCGTTCGTCCAAGTTGCTCTACTGTGAGTGCCATACTGATACCTACGTTATTTTCAATCCTATTTAACTGATACTTTACTCATGAAGGATGACGATTCGGGCTTTGCTTCCCGCAGATGCCGTGAAAACCTTGCTTCCCCCTAATGATAGAGTGAATTTGACCCTGCCACAAACCGCACCATTCCACGATCCGGCTACTGAACCAGGGCTTGTCACAGTCAAGTGAACTCCTGCAGTATCCGTGTTGGCTCCCTCTGCTATCTGGAAGTGTCCGACTAGGTTAGTAGCATTCCTGAAATCGAGGCTAGAAACCGTATCACAGTAGGGATACTCAGTTGCACCATCCATCGAGATTGCCATAGAACCCTGAGAGTTAGTAGAAGCCGTGCAATCCATAGCTGCCATGTCTAATATGATGCGAGAGATTTTGCCATTCATGTCGATAGTCCCACTTATGGAACCTGAGCCGTCCGACTCTATGTCTAGGACTCGGCGGTTGATTCGACAGCGACTTGCATAACGGCCTGTGCCATCATCAATCTCATCGGTCACTCAGATGCCCCCGTGATATGTTCACGGGCCTGAACCGTCATAGAGGCTTTGGTCGATCTGTTATTGACCGCTATGCCTTTATCGGAACACCAAGACATCATCTGCGCCCTTGTCATCTTGGAGTCAAAACCAGATGCTGCTAGGAGAATGTCCACATCGACCTCTTTGTCTGAGATAGGAGGCAATGGAGCCACGTCCTCAACAATCTCTTCCTTAGCTGGGAGGACTGTCTCCTTGACTTTCTCAACTACTTTCTGTGGTATCTCGGTGACTTTCTCAACCTTGCTCTTTTTGACAACGGGCTTCTCGATGGCCGATGCCATCTTCTTTGCCTGGACATCATCGCTTCCGGTGACTTTCCAAGAAGTCGCTCCGTTCTCTATCATGGGCATGATCTTGTCGCGGATTAGATCCTGTGGAACATCGTCCCTGGTCATCCCTCGGGAGAACCCGAGGACGTGACTTCTGCTGATCTTAATCTCGCAGTAGGGTCTCATCCCAACGTATTGAAGGCTAAGAGCCATGTCGGCTCACCTTCACCTGTATAGGATAGTCAGTCTGTGGGTGTCGCCAGCCGTGCTTCCTGCCGTTGTGAACTGAACCTCTCCAGACACGATGGTCGGGATGGTTGGTTCCTCAAAGCCGCCACTTAGGTTCTGTATCCCAAGAATTGCTACTGCCGAGGTTCCATCGACTCCGGTGATCGTGGTGTCGCTGAAGTTCAACTTGGTTAGAGTCGATGCTGATGCACATACTAGATCAACGACCAGGAGATGAACTGCTCCCTGAACGCTGTTGCTTCCCATTGGGCTTTGTAGCCAATCTGTGTTATCCATTGCTCCCATCCATAGACGGGCATCCAATACTACGCTGCTGCTTCCTTGTGTGATATTTGCTGTTGCCATATTTTTTCACTTCCTTTTTTCTCCATCAATCTCCGAACACCTATGCGGCGATGTCCCTCACCTTTCCGTGTGCTCGGTAGAATAGCTGCCATAGGTCTCCCATTGTGTGGAACATACCCATCTGTCCTAGCCTGTTGATCCCGAATGGGTCGCCTGTCTCAATACCGGACTCGTGGTATAGGGTTGGCTTGGCCGTGCAGAAGTAGATGTAGTCAGAGTCGATGAAATACATTCTCGACAGTTCGCCTGTGTCTGCGTGAACATCCTTAGATGGAATTAGTGGAACGCCGTTGTAGGTAGCGACCACGAAGCCCGCCTCCATTCCTGGAACACCCTTCACGCCGTTCACGCCTGGGACTACTCTCTTCATCTCGGTGAATCTCTGCTGAGGTTGTAGTAGCTGCTGAACCTTCTCAAGAGTATCGTAGCCGGTTAGGATAACCTTTGGCTGTCCACCCTTCTCCCATACGCTTCTGAACATCCCGTCAATCACGTTCAGACTGAGGGCGCGGGCAGCACCTGCTGCTCCTGCGTCCACGTTTGCATCATACCATGACTGTGAGGAACCTGCGCTCCTCGTGATGTTGTATTGGTTGTGATCTGCTGCTGCGGTCACGAAGTCGGTTGCCGTCTCCACGAAGGAAGAGGACAAGCACCTGTCAAGTGACTCGAAGTCGTTTGCGGCTGGTGTGTCCACATCCTCTAGTAGCATGACGTTGATCTGCTCTGCGTGGTGCTTTGCCATCTCCATCTTCATTACTGCCCTTGCGTCTCCCAATCCGTCATCCTTGTCAGCGAGGAACATTGCTGTCTCGCTTAGGTCGAAGGTGTGAGCCACAGTCTTGGGCTTGGTGCTGACCTCTGCGAAGGTCGGCTTGGTGGTTTCTGGTAGAGTCCCGTTCTCAGGTAGTCCGCCGCCCTTTGTTGCATCGGGCTTGGCCGTGACGACCCTCCATCCTGACTTTTCCCAGGGCTTCTTCGGTAGTATGCTGAAGGCGTTGAACTCCTGGTTGAGCTGCGACCAGACCTTTCGGCCAAAGATGGCCTGGTAGGTTCCAGTTGTGCTGCTAACTAGGGGCGAGTCTGCCTTTAGCAAGTCGGTTCCAGAGTAGGCCCATGCGTTTGCTCCTGCACCCGCACCGTAGTATAGCCTCTCCATGTCTTCAATCGTTCGTATGTATCCTTTTGATCCACTCATGTCATTCACTTCCTATTATCTCCTAGTCACCCAAGACGATTACTCGCCTGTTAGTGCCCTCCTTGCTAGTTGCTCGGTGGCTCTCCAGGACTCAAGGTCATTGCCCATTGCGGCAAATTCCTCGTTCGAGGGAACTCGAATGTCGGTGTGCGGTGAAGCCGTTGCTGACTTCTGGATCTCGGTGTTCTGAGTGTTGAGGCTGGCTATCTCGGCCTTGAGAGCAGAAATCTGCCCGCCGAAGTCGTTTGCCTTCTGAACCTCAAGCGCACGGGCGGTCTCTGTTGCGTAGCGAGACTCCCAATCCTGCTTGACGATGGCCTTTAGCCCCTCTTCGTCACGAAGGGAAGCGTATGCCGCGTATCCTCTCTCAAGTCCGGCAGGGGTCACTTCTCCTGGAGGAGACTTGATGACGTTCTTGCCGCCTGATGGTGCGTTGTATGCCATGTTGGCAACACCTGGCTGCTTGATGACATACTTGTTGCCACCAGGAGCCGATAGGGAGGGGTAGGACACTTCTGTTGCGTCCTCTCCTGCGCCGATCTCGTCACCCATTCCTCGGTGAGAGTATCCACCAGAGCCGTCCACTCCGACCATGTATGCCTTCTCAAGACCGAAGTGAGTCCTCAGTCCGTTGAGATCGACACCCTGCTCGTGTGCGAACTTCTCAAGAGTGTCGATGTAGTGAAGGGCATCTTGAGTGGATTTCTCCACTACCTCTTCTTTTTCTTCCGACTTCTCCTCTGTCTTCTCTTCATTCTTGTCGATAGCCTTCAGTATTCCTGTCAAGCTATCCCTTATTTCTGTCAATGCTTCATTGTCCGTCATTTTTTCCACTTCCGTGTCATCCATTTTGAGGATTGTATAACCGGCCTCGGGGTTGATGCCCTTTTTGCAAAGGGTTATTTCATGCAACTCAAGGTCGGTAATCTCTCTGTGGTTGCCATGCTCTGGTGTATGCTTGTTCACACGGAACAAAGCCTGGCCTCCTATTGAAAAGGCGCGAAGATCTCCATCTCGCACCTGCTTTTGCACTTCTCGTGCCTTCTGAATATCGCTGCGTATCTTGCATACGACAAAGAGGCCGTGTTCGTCCACCTCGGACTTCCACACGCGCCCCTGTGAATCTGAAAAGGCATCAACGACTTCTCCGACTTGGATGCCGCTGTGGGCTAACTGCACATTTCTGTATGCTTTGTTCTCCATGAATTTGCCGAATGCTTTCTTTAGGGCCGCAGTTGGGATTCTATCTCCCTGCTTGTCCACCATGTCCACACTTGCATATCCGGCAACGAACAGCTCGCTCCCCATGTCTTCTTTGATTAGGAAATCTGAGCCAAAAGCCGACCATCCCAATGAAGGTGAGAGCATCTCTGCGGTTGTCATTAGTCTATCGCACTTTTCTCAATGGTATATGAATAACAACATGACAGGGTTGTCAGCATTCACAGGGCATCATCATGTCGAAGGGCGGGCAATACCTCGTTTTCTTCCTCATCATGATCTTTATCTTTACCTGGGAAACGGATAACTGCCTTTCCTTCGTTGATGGTTAAGGTAGCATCCCCATCTTCTGTGCTTACTACCATGTTCATTGGTCTGAAAGAAGAGTTCGCATCTATCTCAACACCATCCTTCTTTGGATTCCCGAATGTCGTATTCTCCTCCTCTGTGATTTCAGTTGGCCCTGTTGGAGCTGTGATGTCTGCTTGCATACCAGACCACGCGCCTCCATCAGAGGATGCTTGATTCATGCGAGGGAATGCGAATTTCTCGGCTATGTCATCGTCAATTGCCTCATTGACCGTCCATTTCTTGTCTTCTGTCTGCTCTAAGCCATACTCTCCGGCATACTTGTCAAGCAGACTTTGAGTCAGACCATCCACATGAGCAATCAAATGCTTACTTGTCAATGCAACCTCTTCTGATGTTATGGCCTTGCGAGCATGACGCATGATGTTCGATATGTTATCATCGTCATCAAACTCTTCCTCTGTAATCACGGAAGGTGCTTTGTCTAATGATTTCCTGAACATGGGTCGCTTTCTGTATGATGGTATTGCTTGGTTTGGCATCCCAACATAGAGTGCAGCTACCGGACTCCACAATGGGAATTGGGATTTGGCTTGCTTGATTAGATAGTTCGGGCCTTCGTAATCATCGACATAAACTCCATTCTCATCAGAGTCAATCTTCACAATCACAGGTGTGTAGATAGATGGATACTCCAAGATAATGTTTGAATCTCTTATGCTCATCTCAGGCAGAGGAGGGAGTATTGCACTCTTGGTTATGTCATCCTGGGCATACAATACCCACTTTGGATGGACATCCTTGCCTTTCATGAATGTTGATTTGGAATCACGGATCAGTAAATCAGTCCGGTCAAAGTTGGCTATTGTTTTGATTAAGCCGCCTTCATCGGTATTGACACATGAATTAGGTGAAGGGAAATGGAGGTTATCCGTAGAGGAGTATAGAGTTCGTAAAGCATCGACACGATCAGATAATGGCTCTTGACTCATATCCGTGTCCTTGTGGATTAGTAAATCGACAACAGTTAGGACATCCCCATCCACATATCCATCGAACATAGCATCACCCTGGATAGAGTCCTTGAGGGATTTCTTGACTTTGCTAGGAAGACTCATCGGATCTATGCTTTTTCCTGACTTCTTCACAAATACTCTTTCTCCCTTTGGTTTCTTTTGAACAACCCAATCGCCACTAAATCCCTTGAGATCATCAATGTCATCCAAGTCTTTGACAATATGAGCAGGTTCAATCTTAGTCTCGAATACTCCCGATGGTTCGTAATCGTCAGACTTGTTGATGTCAGTATTGAGTGCCGCTTCACCCGTAATCTTCGGACTTAGTGCATTGATCTCCTTTGTCTTTGGATTGATTTGCCGTTCATTGTGGTTTATGTCAGCCGCACTCATCAACAACTCATGTGGTGTCCTTTGGAGGATATTGAAGGGAGTTTCCTTCATATCCCAAACTAGGCCGTTTGTGTTGCGATCCCACTTGTAGGTGAGAGTAGCGGGCATCTCATGACCCCATGAATCAGTTGCGCCATTGTTGAACATAGGGGCGATGACGCTTTGAGAAGAAGGAGATACAGGCCCAAACGAACCAAGACCTTCTGCAAGCTGGCCGGATGAAGTATCAGGCATCTGGTATTCAGAACCGTGAGCTCCTTCGCCCCTCATCAGAAGAAGGTTAGCTGCTGCGACAATCTGACCTATGTTGCCTCTCGCTATTGTATTCATCATGGGGTCGCCCGCAATGGGTGCAATGACATCCGCACCAAACTGTTGTTTGACTTGACCGGATAATTGGGCAACGACACTAGCAAGTGCCGAATCGCTATTCACCCCATGTTGGTTATGCAAATCATGGTATGTCTGATTCGAGTTAGGATGTGGCCTTCGGAGGACTCCCAATCTCGCACTACCTAGTTCCGCGACATCCATGAGTTTGTCGCCAAAATTACTCAGTAGCATTGCTTCTGTTGGGATTATCATCCTCCCTCCTGTGCCACCGACCTCAGAAGGGTGGTTGTTGTGACGCATAGCCGCAGATGTCCAGGATGATCTGCCTCGCTCGAAGTCCACGTCACCAGATGATATTGAGCTCAATGCGGATGCATACTCCGGCGTGGCATTGGCAGATGCAGGGAAATGAGATCCGGCTAACATATGAGGGCCATCAATAGGAACGCCATCGAAAAGCAAATCGGCAAGCCAATTCTCACCAAACACCTCGGGGTATGTCTGGTTGAATATGCCTTTCAATGAAGATACATTGCGTCCTACTCCTCCATGATATTGATACGGTTCCCACCAATGGAAGTTATGCCCAGGCTCATCCCCTATGTAGGGGGCTGTGAGTGAAGCATTCGGAACTTCTTCCGGTGCAGAGGAAGTCGGGCCACTTCTGTCGCTTGGCCTCTGCCACCATGCAGACATGGGCGTGAACCTATCCCTCCAATTTCGCAGATAGCGGTTCCAATGAGTGCCTGTCTTCTCCTGGAACTTGTTGAGGATTGTTCGTGCTTCGGGACTTTCGGGACTTTCGGTCTGACTCAAATCCTTGAGCAATCCGTAAAACCTCTCGCCTTCTTCCGGTTGATGCCATTCTAGGCCGAATAAGAAAGGTAGCAAACCAAACTCATTGGCGAGTTGTTGCCTCTTGTCCGACTCCCAATTCTCATCTGCACCATAGCCACGATTCCTATCTCTCTCGTATAGGTCAAGCATCGACATCTTCGGATCTCCAAATATCTTAGCATCCTCTGGTGAGAGTTTCATACTCCTCTCTCCTTGCTTATGTGCCTCACCCATTAGATTGATGAAATCAAAGATGTCATCGACATACTGTGGTTCGCCATGAGCCGCATTATGCAACAATGGACAACAGTTCGAGTTCATCCCAAATGGATGATGTTCTCCATAGTGATTGTCCTCATCGGCCATAGGCCAATCTTTCATAGGTGATGTTCCAATCTTAGAATGCCCTGCCAGGTATGATTGGTAATCACTAGGGATAACCATCTGAGAAGGAGGGAGTGGAGAACCTAGATCACGCATGGAATAGACAGGCGGTTCTTCTGCCATCGCCATAGCGGCCATGTCCTCTTTGACTAGCTCTTTGCCTTCCAATGATTTTAGATATTCTGCAACAGGAGGGTCAAGCCCCATGATGGTGGAGAGAACCACATCTGTCCTGAGTTTAATGTGATCAGTCATATTCCCACCTTCATAGGCGGGCATAGATGCTTTCGATTAACCCCGCAATCTCTTCGACTACTCCTTGCTGGCCGACAGTTGCCTGTTTCTTTATCTCGGCTAGTGACTCTTCGATCTTATCACGATACATCGAGCCTCCTGTTCCACCATCGTTGTAATGCATATGCATGGATGATGAATCCTTGTCATATCCTGTCTGTGCTACTGATGGCATCTTGAAGACCTCATTGATTGCATTGGATGCCGAAGCATCTTCTGTGAAGGGCAATACTTGGTTGCCCTGGTATCCGGCGGCAGGTATCTCCGTCTTGCCTGAAATCTCCATGAACATGGGTCTTACGTTATCTCCTGAACTCTCTTGGACATACTTCCTGATAAATTGATGAGTATGATCTTCTTTCTTCACACCTTTCGTGCCTTTTGGTTTTGGATAGCATTGCTCGCAAGCCGAACCCTCTTCGCAACCCATGTTGCACTCTGTATTGTAAGTCGAGTTCTTCGCTATGCCAAGTGATTTCTCAATATCCTTTACAATAGCCAATAGCTTGCCTTCTGCGGTGTCGGTCATAGGATTTACAAACTTCATCTTCGATTCATCTCCCTTTCTGCATCTTCCCACTCTCTGATCTCGTCATGTCGTGAAACGCTCTTTGCAATCAGATCACCGCTACCTGCGAAGGGGCCGCTGAATGACTCCTGCCCCGTTTCACGGTTCAATGGGTCGAATGTTTCCTCTGCATGAGGTGTAATGAATTGTTGCCACCCCTGTGCCTTCATGGTCTTAGTTGGGTCATTGACGGCATCTCTCAGCTCTCGATTCTCCATCTTGAGTATTTCATTTTCCTCTTTGAGAACCTTAGCCTCCTCAATTGCGGCTTTGGCTATGTCCATCGCATCTTCCGTATCTGACATTACATTGCACCTCCTGTTCCACCCATGCCTTGAACTAATGCATTAAGGTTCCCGTTTGTCTGATCGTTAGCCATATTCGTAGGGTCGTGTTCTCCCAATGCCCTCTCCTCCGGTTCATTTTGCATATTGAGAATGACACCTCTGAAGGCATCTATCATCTGCCTTACCTTCATGATTCTCTTGTTGCGCTCTAAAACCATGTCCTTGTCTATATTGGCACTTCCGTATTCCGTGCCGACTTTCTGACCGGCATTGAGGATGTCATCGCCAGCATCACACCAATTTGACATTTCCAACCACATATTCTTGGCTGCAGCATGATTGCCGCTTCCCATCATGTGAGCAGGTAATGCACCTTCTTCACCAAGCGGCCCAGGGACTCCCTGAACCTCTCCTGAAAGCCCTGCATCACCCAAAGCACCCATTGCGCCCTCTTGCTTACGGATAATATCGTCACGGATACGCAAGGCTCGTAGGCGATCACCAATCGAACCACTCGCCTCCCATGCCATCTTAATCTTCCCTCTTGTTATCTTGCTCATCTTCTCTGCCAATCGGCCTCTTCTCAGTCTGCCTCATGTCACCACCGCCCTCACTTTTTGGCGGAGGAAGGTTGGGAGCATCTCTATCGACACCAAATGCCTCATCCATGTCCATTTGATCTCTCCTTTCATTATCAAGGAACTCAGCCATCATCGCCTCTTCTTCTCTGCGTTCCCTTTCCTCCATAACTTCATCCGCCCTATTTGCACAGATCTCGCATTCCATTATGTCCATTGTTCCTCTGCACTTAGGGCAATCAGAGTAGCCCGAACTTAATTTATCCCTATGGACAGGGCCAAATGGTATCTCTTCCTTCGCTATATTCCAAGCTTTAGCGAAGGCACTTGACATCTCAATACACCTCATGGGGGCGGAACACTCTATCGGTTCTGCCCGCACGAACTACACCGAGGGCTATTGCACCGTCATTGACGCTAAGGTCGCCATCGGTGTTGTCGAATTTCCTGATTGCTCCGAGTTGAAGTGCATCATTGGTTTTCTTTGACATTGCCTTTGTTAGACTGTCATGCAGAGCGAGGTCATCCCCTAAACTGCTCAATGCATTCTTCGCATCATTCAGATGCTTCTCTATGTCATCCCTGTTATTGAAATCTATTGCCTTAATCATGGCTTCCATTGATGCCAACGCCCTTCGGGCCATAGGATCCATCTTCTGAAGTCCAAATAAATCGCCTTCGCTCATGTCGCTCGTTCCTCCCTATTTTTTCCATTGTTAATGACTGTTATCCTATCGTTGCCCTTTTGCTCCGGCGTTCCTAAGCTTGGCATCAACAGAGGATTCGGCTTGTGTTTTCTTATGATCTGTGGAGTTTCCTCGGGTCGATGAGGATGCGTGTGCGCCACTCACTCTCTTGATATTCACCGGAGATTTACCTGCTGATGCTCGGGACGATGTTCTTTGATCTTCGCCTATTGTCTTCAGAGAGGGAATTTCTGTAAGATACGTTGAGGCTAATGATTCTGGTATCTCTTGTTGGCCGTAATCCAAGCCATCTCGTTTGACGATTTTCCAAGCTGTATCAAACGAACTCATTGCGGAGGAGCACCCCCTCCGCCTGGTGGTGCGCCGCCTCCACCTGGTGGTGCGCCGCCTCCCTGTTGCATCTGAGCCTCCTGGGCCTTAGCCGCAACCTCTTCGGGCGAAGGCTCCTTGAAATCGAACTCTAGGAATTTATCATCTATCTGATCTCGTAGCGCGGCCTCATATCCGGCTTGCTTCATCTGCATCATGTTGCGGATAGCCATCTCATCCCTGCGGAATCGCATGATTTCATCCTCTTCCTCATGTGGGTTCAATGTGATGTCCCACTCACTTATTCCGAATGCCTCAAGCAGAAGAGGGAACAAGTGCCTGTTGTATATCGACTGAGAATAGGCCAATGCACGGTTAGTGACTACGATTTGCATCCCTTCGTTGTTCAGACCCCCTCCAGACACGTCATTCATGAATACGTTGGACACTCCATAGTATGCAGATATGCGTTGTCTGATGTCATCCTTGATTGGGATATACTGTAGTTCCTCAAGCGTATCCATCATTCGGACATACTCAAGGCCACCACGACCAGACTCGGTTTCGACACCGATTGTAGGGACATAGCTCGGGTCACGCTCAAGATGCTCTTGGATATTCCTCGCCGTCCTCTCAACAGTTTCCATGTTGGATGACTTGATCACCATGACTCCACGAGGCATCCTCCTCTTCTGGTATGCGGAATAGACGTAGTTGTCCATAGCAATGAGTGTGTTCACTTGTCGCCACATAGTAGCAACGGGGCTACGACCATACAACTTGGATGGCGACCATTTGCTGATGTGGATGACTTCTCCCTCCGTATATACCTGGCCGTTGCCCACACCTGCTAGGTTGATGTAATGAATTGGGACTACTGGCATACCCGATACAGGACATACTGCTTCAGGGTCACTTGATCTGAACGAACGATCAACTAGACTGGTGTATTGAGTTCCCCCTCTTATCCCTCTCTTGTCTGAGATGATACGCATGAAGATGGGGTCGGCTCTCGATACCTCCCTTATGCGGAAGAATTGAGGTTGCTTGGTAGCGGGGTCAATGAAATACTCTTTTGTCAAAACTAAGTATGCATCATCAACGATATTGAGATCCATCTCTATCTCTCGAAGGATGTCAATAAATTGCTGAGTCATCCTGTTCTGTCCACCCAGGATAGTTTCTGCATACTCAATCTGTCCCTTGTCTGCCTTCCGAACCTCTCCGCCGCATGACTTGCAAGAATCAACCTCTTGATGGAACTCTGATTCACACTCCACACATTTTGAAACGAATTTCGCTTTCCATTCCCATCCCTTTCGGAATGTTTCGACACATAGGTGATTTAGAATTGACCTCAGAACCATGCATTCGTAAGCTGCGGCATACAATGCAGGAACGGTAATTCCTTGAAGGAGAGGTGGTTCTTGAACGCCTTCTGTGAATAGAGGCATAGAAGGAATAGGGGTGTTATACCTCTCCATATCCATGCCGATGGCAGCGAACATCCTTTCCATCTTCTTGCTATCAACCACTTGCCTTCACCGCCTCTTTCATGTTGTCGAACTCGTCCACGCTTAATTTGTGTTTCCGCAATAGCCTTGATCGGTCTTTTGCCTCAACTGTATCATATGCCATCACAATTAGTGTATCTCTGTCACCCCTCAATGCAGAGAGCATATTGCGTGGCGAAGGGTATTCTCCTCTATCAGATAGATGGGGTTCGGCCATTTCCAATGCCTTGAGGACAGAGGTGTCGCCTTCGATTACTAATCCTGAGCCTTCGGCCTTTATCCCTGCTATGCCTTCTTTCTTCAATGCCTCTGCATACCAGGGTGCAGATGGAGCATTGAAATTGATTTCCAAACGAGGATACAATCTCGTATCAAATTTGAAAAGACTACTGTTGTCAATCAAACCTGCGAGGAATTGATCTGCATCCTTCAAGATGACATCTCTGCGCTTAATGTCATAGAATAGTCCTCTCCCCATTGACTTGCTAAATTGCCCTATTGCAATTATATCGAAGAGGAAACCATGAGATTTGATGAGTGATGAAATCTCAGCAGGGCTTGCTTGGACACCATATGATTTGAGAGTCTGAGCATTAACTGCACCTCTTGATGATAAAATGCTTCTGCAATTATTGAGAATACCCCGTTCCCTATGAGATAGCCTTTCTGATTTGTCAAGAGTAGTCCTCCATAGCTTCTCGGCCTTATCTCTGCCTTCTTCATCCGAGGCAGACACCCAGGACTTAACGAAACGGCGGAATGGCAAATTCAACCTCTCACTATTCTGATTCAGAGAATCATAGTCCAGATCAGTCAGAGGTAGTGAACCCACTAAGTCCGGCGATACGCCTGGGAATTGTGAAAGAGTCGCTTGCTTCTCCAAGAGTAGTAGTGGTTGGATTGAATCCAATACTTTGACTTCATTGCCTTTGATGAGGATCTCTGTCAATTCACGTCCTGTCATCCCGAAGTTGTCCTGGAACCATGTATTCATCTTGGTTATGGGAGGCTTAGAGGGATTAGGTGCTTCAGGTGGCAAAGCAGTTCCTTCTTGCTCAGTTGGAACATCGCTTTCTGCACTATCCATCCCCTCTATCTCTGCACCTTGTCCCTCTTCTGGTGCGGTTGGCGCAGGTTGCTGTGCTTCTATTTGCTCTTGTTGTGCCCTCTCTTGTTCGGCCTGTTGCAATTCTTGTTCCGCCGCAGCGACCTCTTGCTTTTTTGATTCTAATTTCTGCCTAATGGCATCAGCACCCATCATCGCACCTTGCGCTGCTACTTTACGACCTGTGGGTGAGGACATAACTGCCCTTGCCCCTGCCGCTAATGCGGGTAAGATTTTCTCAACGGAGTCTGTCATATCCTCCACGCCTGGGGTTGGTTCTATGTATTCACGCATCCGCCCACCCCAACCTGTTCTTCCACATCTCGCCATCTAGGATAATTATGTTTTCCCGATATTCCTTAGTCGCTTGCACCGAAAGTGCAAGGGCAATCACCATGTCGTCATGCCTCCCGAGGCTTTCCATACGTCCATTATCGAGCATGGTGAACATGGATAATTCATTCAATAGCGTATTCATATGCCTCCTTGTTGAACCTTCGTCTTTGTATGGGATCATAAGGTGCTTCTGCTCGAAATGAAGTTGAAGTGTGTGCATCAATGCTTCCTTCTTCATTCGATTCATGTTGAATGGTTTGATAGGCAAATCGCTGATTTCCTGCAGGACTTGGTTGAATGCCATAGCGAAGTTGTTAGTCTCTAGTTCTATGATGACGGGATTGAAGCGAGCATTCAATTCGATGATCTTGTCAATCTGTTGATTAAAATTCATATTCTTCTCATGGTGGACATGGACTATGCGCTTGTGTCGGTTCTCATCCATGCCAATGACCATCATGCAAGTATAGTCTGCACTCCTGTCTGCGCTGATTGCCGGATCCCATCCAATGTAGTAATTCATTGATTGGTCGGGATCGGGGTAGTATGAGAGCATGAGTGAGTCATCTTTGACCCTCTCCAGCATCTCTTCAGGGAATAGGCTTGACTCACTTGCTATTGGCTTGCATAGATACTCACGAGTGAATGCTATTGATGTCATCTCTCCCCTCCTCGTATTCAGAGCCTCAAGGTTCCACCTCTCAGGCCACAATGGTTCACCTGTTCCCTCATTGATTGCAGGGTATTCTCTAACACAGTATCCATCAAGACTCTTGAGTTCCGAGTATAGATCTGTGAATGAGAATGGTGTTCCGACAACGCACATCTGAGCTGTATGGTGGAGAACAGGAAGTAAAGCAGTATAGAACCAAGTAGATATGGATTTCAACTGAGTATCGGCCTCACTCGATAGGATGTCATCAAGGACAACTATGTCAGGGTGAGCACCACGAACGGCTTTTCCTATAGACATGGCTCGTATGGATGATTTGTTAGAGAACTTGAAAAGTTGCTTCGCCCATCCTCTCTTTGGTTTGAGATGTGCTAGAGCTGGTGTAGTCACAATCAACTCATCCATCTTCCCCATGTGATCTATGGATTGATGCTGACTGTGGCTGAAGAATAGAACCTCAGTTCCTGGGTTGTATGCCATCTTCCATAAGAGATAGACTCTGAAGAAGACTGATTTCCCATGATCACGACTTGCTATGACGCAGACTTTGTTATGCTTCTCGGCATTCTCATACCACTCCTTGTGGAAATGGGCTAATTGGAAACCACAGATGTCCTCGAAGAAGAATCGGAAGTCCCGCCTCCCCATATCCCAATCGACTTTGCTCGTTAGTTCGAGCATTGCCTCATTCGTCAATCTTCCACCCCGATGGCAACAAACTCATGTCGTCTCCACCAGGGCCATTCGTTGCAAACAAAGAAGCCGGTAGTAGCGACAGATCATCACCCTTAACCACATCAAATCCTATATCCGGCTTCTCTTGAGGCGGCTCACTTTTGATGATTGGAGTGACATACTCTCTTTGTGGATTTGGCCTCTCATTCACAGCAAACGCCTGGGGGTTATCGAATGGGTTCGCAAAGGGATTTTTGAGTATGAATGAGGAGTCTGCCACGTCATTGTGAATCGGCTTGGCTTTGGCAAATAGATGCTCGGCTTCTGCAAACAATGAGGGAAAGAGTTCTTTCAAATCATGCTCATTCGCGTAAAGGTGTTTCATTGCCCCTTCATCACCATCTTCTGCCGCAGCGATTAATTCACGAATAGCATTTGGATCTGTTGATGCGAAAATATTCGGATAAGTTATGGGTTCCCTTGCAGCGTCTGCTTCCCTTCTCTTTGCCTCTATCTCAGTTTTCAATTTATCACGGACGGATGAGTGAGTGGATTCGGATTTGGGTTTGGGTTTGGATGTGATTTCTTTTGCCTTCCCTTCAGAGGGTTCGACAAATACATCCTCATCTTTGGCAGGTGTTGCTAATATCTGAGGAGCTACAAATTCATCATTCATCTCTTCTGCAAGACTGGCATCGGCAACGCCATCGCCGTCATTATCATCCTCTGGATCTCCATCGACAACGCCATCGCCGTCATTGTCCTCTCCATCATACTTGAATCTCCCATCTTCAAAATCGTCAGGGTGGCTTTCTTCATTCAGCCAAATGTCGGAATCACCCCCACGACCACCATCATCACCGCCGTCATCATCGCCTAAATCGAAGTCACCAAAGTCATCATCGTCTTCAGGAGGTTCAGGAGCCGGAGATGGAAGATTTCTGTTGGCAATAGTCGATTGAACGAGTTTTCTCCCATCTCTTATTTGATCCCGATTCCTGATGTAATTCTCAAGTTGCTTCTTCTGCCTTGATACTTTGAATCTGCGAATGTCATCCATGATTCCCTTGTAGATGGTGTCATCGCGCATCGCTACCCACGCAACATCAAACGAATCATTGGAGGGCATACCGGATCGCCTCCGTGCTATCCCTCAATCTGATGTTCTGCATCGTCTTCTGCAACCCCCAATACTCGTCAAGGGGTGAGTCGAAAGAGGCCGTGAATGTGGGGTTTGCCCCTGTCATGCCTTGTAGGTTGGTTCGTGCGGCCTTCGCATCCCTCCTACCGCCGAACCTGGTTAGTGCGTTTGCACCATGTCTTAACGCTCCCGCACCACCGAATGTCAGCAGATTGGAAGCAAGACCCGTTCCTACGCCACCATCAGCCCAGCTCTTACCTGCCCTTTGGTTCGCTGCGGATAATTTCCCTGCTTGTTCGGCTGCAAGGGCATTCTCTGCGATCTTGTTGGATTGTGAAGGGGCCGCAGCCGCAGGGGCCGGAGCCGCAGAGGTAGTAGTCGGAGTGCCGGATGACATTCCGCCACCGCCGGATGACATCCCTCCATCGGTAGCCGGAGGTTGTGGAGTTGTGGTCTGAGTGACCTTTTGCTCTCCTGTCTGTCCATTTTGTTCAATCTCAAGTTTCTGATCAGGAATCCCATCGCCATCTGCATCCACAGGAGCCGGAGTCGCCGCAGGAGTTTGACCTGCTATTTCCATGCCCTCGTGAACATTGCCTGGCATACCTGCCCATTTCTTTTCGGCATCGGCACTCTGAACGCCTTGCTTCAAGTTGGTCTGTGCTTCTCTGTCGAAGTTCAGGTCATTGGTGCTCAACCTTTTTTGATTGCGCTCCTCTATGGCATTCATCGCACCCTTGCCTGTGATCGCACCCTTGATTCCTGCGCCTAATGTTCCGAGTTTATCATTGGGGTTGATGAATCCTGATGCATCTCTCCCTGTTCTCTGTCCTGTCGCGGGATCAACCGCACCGTAAGCCATCCTTCCGGCCAAATTAGAGGCTCCTTGAGCTGTTGCCTTTGCGCCACTACCTAGTGCTCTAGCAGCACCCATAATGCCCCTGCCGAGTCCTTTGGCTCCGGTAGTCAATGCGCTTCCGGCTTGACCTGCTACATTCCTAGCACCCTCTGCCAATGCGGCTCTATTCTCAGGAGTGTTGTATTTCGTGTTCATGTCACCTGCCCACGTCTTTGCGGAATCGACACCCTGTCCTATCTTCTCGGCTGCACCCATCATTGCGGCATCCACTTTGGGAACGACATTCGAGGCCATGTTAGAATATCCTTGACCGATCTTCTCGGCTGCACCTGTCATAGCATCTTTTGCCTGACCTGCCTTTTCACCCATCCAATCCTTTGCCGCACTTCCCGCCTCTTGCAAAGATGAGAATGCGTTCTGAGCCATTCCAGGAGTCCCTGCATCATGCTCTACTGATGTATTCGGATTCTGAGTAAGGGCTTGTATCCTTTTATCCGTTTCATCCCCGCCGGTTCCAACGAGTGATTCCTTCGCACCTTTAGCCGCATCGCCAATTGCCCCTGCCGCCTTTCCACCGATATTCTTTGCCGCATCATACAAAGCCCCATGCGGAGTCTTACCCTCTGTGGGTGTCTGTGATGTGCCACCTGCACTTATCTGGTCTATCTTGTCATACATTGATTGCCTTTCAGGATCAACAGGGGCTTGAGCAGGGGCTTTGTCTTTTGACTCGCCACCAAGACCCATCATGGATTCTTGGTTTGCTTTTGCTTGCCCACTCACATCTCCTGTTTCTGCCGGACTCTTGGTAGGCTTAAATCGAGGATGCTCATTCCACTTGCCTGTGAATTTAATGATAGATGCCTTCACAATCGCATCTTCGTAAGCATTAATCATAGAGAGCCACCTTTACCATCTGAACATTTGAGTGTGGGATGTTGAATGACTTTGCAATCTCTCTCCAATCGCCTCTGGTGTGGAATATGGTGACGACATCATTCGTTCCCATTTGCACCTTGCTCGACAGGAGTGCGACATCCAAAGGTGATGTCACAGATAGGTCGCCCAGGTGAGATATGTCTTGGATGACGCTTTTTGCGAGTTCGAGTTGCACCTTCTCGATGTAATTCTCAAGCTCCGGTTTGATGTCTTCCGAACGATGCAAAACATCTCTTGTGGTTAAACTTCCTAACAGTTCTGCCAACCCTGACAATTTAGTTCGCCCACCCGATGTATCAAGTTGCGATTGAAGCGATTGTATTTGTTCCTTTGCCCGATCATATAACGCGTTCGAGTTGATATATGGGGCGTTTGGAATCGCCCGTGCAGGTGGATTTTGAGGTGGTGCGGGAGCCGGAGGTAGTCTTGGTATGTGAGCAGGGGGCTGTGCTGGTGGAACGGGTTCCTCTGGTGGTTGGGCCATTTGAGGTTGGACTATATTCTCAGTTGCACCACCCTCCTGTATGGCTTGAGGGGCTTCGGGTGTCTGCACACCTGGGCCGTTATACCACTCTGGATGTCCTCCACTCTTCATATGGTGATCGTAAATCCCTCTGAGTATCCTCTTCTTTGTCGATTTGCCCCAACCTCCTGGTGCATTCAAATCACGATCTGCCTTCCCTCTGTATGCATTTGCTATCAAATCACGAACATCTTCTTCTTCTATGCCATGCTCTCTTGATATGTCCTTAATCATGGTATTATTCTTTGTTAGTTTTGTAAGAGGATTGTATGAGCCTTTGCCCATATTCCTATGCCATGTCTTCCCATGCAAATCGGGATGGAGAATATCCTCTCCCACTTCTCCCTCGCCTAACTGTTCTGCAATGTCCCGAGGGTCTTCACCTTCTCCTGGGGCGATTTCCTCATCATCACGAATCATCCTTGCTTGCTCATGCTTACGAGGGATAATGGCATATGTTGATTCAAATGGGTGCTTACTCATGTGAGTATGGCGGAAAACAAGAGGCTCATTGATGAATCCGTCATACACATATTGGTATGCCTGTTGGGGGTTGAACCCCTGTTGCATGGCCTGTCCTTGCAATTCCTTGACTAACCTGCCGAGATCATCACGCATTTTCCTATCATTAATCGTGATAGTGTTCCGATGGACATAGTGAGCAGGTATCAGGTGATCCTTGCGGTCTTGGGGCTGTCCGGTTCCACTATGATGCCTTATCTGTATCATCCCTAGATGCTTTGCAGCTTCCTCATACCATCGAGCATAACCTTCAATCTGCCCATTGTGCCCACTAATGACATGGGTGACTAGCTTTCCATTCTGAGTATGATATGGATTGAAAGACCCATCTATGTTCTTCTGAGCATTCACCGTAGCGGCATTATGCTCCATGTGTTGCATAGAAACAGGCCATGACGCAGGATCACGCCCCCTCTCATCAAAGACCCCATTCCCATTATTCACAGAACCAATGCCTCTCCGTGCATTTATCTGATTCTGTAATTTAGCCGCCTTGTTTATCAGGGGCTTGCCAATCCTGAATCCCTCTTCCAAAGCCCTTGCATAATTGGGATTATCCGGCCCTTCGTGGTATGCTCTTGCATAAGCATCCAACAAGTGACCTGAGCGTATTGCCATCTCCATAGCATCTGCCTCATATGGATTCATCAATTCCTCTTCCGTATCTTCCATATTGTGATGGAGAGTGGGGGTGATCTGCGCCATTGTCTCTGGAAGCACGGGGCCATCTATGCCCATGACGGCTTGAATGAAATCGCCTATATCCGTGACCACATAGGATTTCGAGATGAGAAAGTCATCGAAATTCCATCCCAATAAGAATCACCTTCCAGGCCCAACCATACCTGCAGCCACAGGGACAGATGTATCTTGAAACAGATAGGCGGCTGTGTTCTCAATCCTTTCATGATTCTTGAGATTTGGGTCGGATGACCTCTCGGGACTAGCCTGTGCGCCTACTTTCGCCTCTTGACCGAGTTCGACACCTGCCTTTGTAAGTTTGTCCAATTTCCTCATTAGGGCTTCAATCTTCTTTTTCAGAGCAAGTATCTCAGTCCTGGATAGTCCTCTTGTTTTCAGGAAGTCCTCTGAGTTCCTGATGTAATCCTCGGTTCCCAGGGGATCCCCAAAACCTGCTTCGACTCTCTGCACATCCTTCCTATGTGCATCTTTCATATTGGTTCCATACTTACCGGCAGAAGGCAGTTTGGTTCCTGAACCGATAACCGTTCCTCTTGTCGATTGGGAGCTGATGCCTGTTCCACCTGCTCCTCCGTGATGCGTGAACTCACGAGGTTGGACTCCTTCTGCCCTTCGCCTCCTCTGGTGTGCTTTCTTGCGTTCCCATGCAACCGGATCTCGGAGTCTCAGAGGGATTCCTTCTGATCGTGTGGAACCCATCATCCTGAGTGGAAGACTCCGAACATTTGGCCCGACTCGTTGTCTGCGATTATACAAGTTAAGTTGTCGAGCTGCCCTGCCCTTGTGTCTATTGCTGGCGGATTTTGGTTCTCTTGCTCCTCCTCCCTTGAGTTTTCCTCCGGCTTTCTTGGCCCGCTTCGCTTTCTTGGCTTGTCGCTTTCTCTTTCTCTTCGATTTCCTTTTTTCTTGCTCACTCTCTTCATCCTCCTCGTATTTCCTTCCCTTGTATTTCCTCTTGCCTTTGGCGATAGTCCATGCATCATCAAAGGATTCATCGCTTGACAAGGTGATTGCTCTCGTAGCAGAACCCTGTTGTCCATATCTAACATTGGCAGTATCACTACGAACCGAACCGACATTTGCACCTGCGGCAATGGATAGTCCATTCGCCCCTAAATCAACACCAAGACCTGATTCGAGAAGTTGATTCTCCTGTTCCATCATGGGTGAGCGTTCCATCATCTCATCCATCTTCTCGGGCTTGAGACTGATATGTTGGAGTCCTGGGAGTAATTCCCTCTCTGCCTTTTTCCTCCTTGTTTCGGGGTCTTTCTGCTCCATCCCTTCTGTATCTTCGGGAGTTCCTCTAGTATGGTGAGAAAGGCCATCGGCATTCTCATTCGGGTTCACATCCAGATCACCATAGTTGCCCATCTCGCGGGCCTTGTGACCTCCCATGAACTCGGCTACCCTGGGTTTCCAACCGTGCAAGTCGTTGCGAGGATTAGCCACATTTTTGATAATCTTCATTTGTTCAAAGCCCCCGTGCTTCTTTCATAATCGACCCGACTCTGTATTTTCAGACCATGAATATACTTGAAACTAGCTTGAACCTTAATTGGCAGATCGAGATACCAATTAGACAAGTATGGGCATGGAGGGTTGGCCTTTGCATATGGTTTTGCTAACTTGATGAATGCTTGTTTCAATTTCCTGATCTCTGCGAGAACCTGGAGATAAGATGTTTGATCCCTCAACTCAGGGCATTCCCTCTCCATCATGAAGTAGTCTGCAATGGAGAATCTGCAAGCCATGATTTGCATTTGGACTTCAACAGCAATTTCCTCGCCATAATGAGCCTCTGAGTAAATCATATCCTCTAACCAGGATTTGACAACGTAGTCAAGGCCATGCATCAGATGGATAAGTCCAATTTCATCAATAGGGTATCCTTCATGTAGAATCTCGGCATACTCAGTATCCTTGAGCATCATTTGCCATAGGTTCTGCTTATCCTTCATTCCTCAAGCACCCCTGCTTCTGCCAATGCATTCCTCAAGACTCTCCATTCCTCTGGTGACTTCTCTGCGAAATGGGCTTGAATGACTGTGATGACATTGATAGATTGGCTTTTGTCGATGACTTCCATTTTATCCATCCATTTTGCGAGCTCGGACAATGTTTCCCTAACTTCACGATGAAGTTGAACGGCGAGGCTTATGTCCTTTGGGGGGATCATGTCGGGATCATCGTGGAATTTCTCCTCTATCTTGTCGAGCTGCAACCCGAATATCATATCCAAACGACTCATATTTCTCTCTATTTTCGCTAGAGAATCGTGAGTGCTCTTGATTGCCGTTGGAATTATTTCGATAGCAGCAGATGCTTGCACTAGAGGTGCTATGTGTTTTTCCATATGGTGACTGATTGCTTCCGTTGGTATTTCCAACTCATATGAGAAATCGTCAAGCGAACCTCTCCCGTCCACAATTGCAGACTCTATCTCTGCTCTTTCGGGATGAGTGCATATGGGGCAATCATCATTGCTATGATTGTGATATTCTCCCGAGTGCCTTCTCATATGCCTGTGAGCAGACCCCTGCGCCCATGACTCATTGCGATCCAAGTCTTCAGGTGATAGGATTCCTGTGCGGATTTGCTTCTCTAAATCATCCCTCTCAGGATGCTGACAGAAAGGACAATTGTTGCGAGTCTTTCGACCTGGCATGATCGCCTAATGTCATACCATTGTTATTGGGTCTTTTCATGCTTCTTTAGATGGATGCCGCAGTATCCTTCTTTGGAATCTGTGGATATGCGCCTCTTGCACCTATTCCCCGATGCTACTGTCGCCTTGCATAATTTGTGTTCAGGAGGATTGCGATAGCACTCGACACATAGCCCTGTCCCATACTTCGATTTCTTCTTGAGAGCCTTGCCACAATCTTGACATTCCTTGACACTCCTTCTCTTGATTGCCGCCTTCACATCTTGGAAATCGACATCACCGTCC